CAAGAACTACCACTTTCGCAGTTTTGGAATTGGCCCTCTGTTGCAAAATCGGAAATTTGCCATTTCTGCAAGCATCGCTCAAAATTGGCGCAATAGCATCGATCGGAGTTTTCGACATGAAGGGCAATAAGCCGAAACTGGAACTGGTGAAAAAACAGGAAGGAAATCGCGGTCATCGCACAAAAGAGCAGCGCCGACCGCCCATCGAGGCCATCGGCACGCTTGAAGCGCCGGACCACCTGTCACCAGCGGAAAAGACGCTTTGGGACTTCGTTTGCAGCGCTTTACCGGCTGGCGTGCTTGCCAGGGCCGACCGGTCGATCATGGAGCGGTACGTGGTGGCTTGGTCGAGGTGGCGTGAGTGTGACGTGTCGATCAAGGCGGATGGCCTGATGGTTAAGACCAGTCAAGGCTGGATCAAACACCCGCTGATGGCGACGATGACGGCGTTGGCGAAGGAGATGGGCGCGTGCGGCGCGGAGATCGGCATGTCGCCGGTTGCTCGTCAGAGGATCGCGGCGACGAAGACCGATCCCGATGACGAGATGGGATGGTTGATGAACGGATAAATGAACAGCACCTTTGCCGACCGCGAGCGGACACTTCGGCATCAACGCATGGCGGCGCTCGACGTGCCGCAGGAAGATTGGGATTTGCCATCGGGCAGGGCGATAGCGTTTGCCCATTCGCTCGTGGTGCCAGCGGGCAAATACGTCAACACGCCGCTCCGGCTCCGGCTGTTCCAGATGGACTTCATCCGGGACGTCTACAATCCGATCCGGCCTGACGGTCGGCGCAAACGGCGGCAAGCGGTGCTGTCGGTCGGGCGTCGAGCGGGCAAGTCGCTGCTGGCGGCGATCCTCTTGCTGCTGCACCTGGTAGGGCCGTTCAAGAAACCGAACTCGACCATCGTGTCCGCCGCGACGACCCGCAAGCAAGCCGCCATCGTTCACCGCCTCGTCTCAGACATCATCGCCCGCAACACCGCACTCATCCGCAAGCTGAAGGTCATCCCGTCGTCGAAGGTCATCACGCACCGCGACGACGGCTCGACCTACACCGCGATCTCGGCGGACGCCGGAGCGGCGTTCGGCGAAGGCCTGGATTTTGTGATCTATGACGAACTGGCGCAAACCAAGGGCACGGCGCTCTATGACGCGCTGATGACCTCGCTTGGATCGCAGACCGAACCGCTGATGATGGTGATTTCGACGCAGGCGGCGAATGACGAGCATATCCTCAGTGAATTGATCGACTATGGCCTGAAGGTGAAGGCGGGGCAGATCGAAGACGAGACCTTCACGGTGCACCTCTACACCGCCGACGCGGAATGCAAGCTGGATGATGAAAGCCAGTGGCTGAAGGCAAACCCGACGCTCGGCGACTATCGCGACATCGACGAGTTCCGCACGATGATGCAGCGGGCGGCAAAGATGCCAGCGTTGCAGGCGTCAGTGAGAAACCTGTACTTGAACCAACGGGTGCAGGCGAAGGCACCGTTCATCACGCAAGGCATTTGGGCGAGGGGAAGCGAACCGATCAACGAGGCGCTGTTCTATGACGGGCGCAAGGTCGGGGCAGGGCTCGACCTGTCGGCTCGCGTGGACTTGTCGGCGCTGGTGATGGCGGCTGAAGACGACGACGGCATCATCCACCTGATGCCGCGCATCTGGACGCCGGACGACACGCTGGACGCTCGTGCGATCCGCGACCGCGCGCCCTACCGCGCATGGGCGGACAAAGACCTGATGATCCCGGTGCCGGGCGAAGCGCTCGACTATGACTTCCTCGCCGCCGACATCGGCGAACTGTCGCGCACCGTGCCGTTCCACAGGATCGCATACGACCGCTGGCGCATCGACGTGTTCAAGCAGTCGCTGGCGCGGCAAGGGCTGATCATTCCGCTGATGAGCCACGGACAGGGTTTTAAGGATATGGCACCGACACTGGACCTGTTCGAAGAACTGGTTTTGCAGGGTAGGATACGGCACGGCAATCACCCGGTGTTGAAGTGGGCGATGTCGAATGTGGTGGTAGCTTTCGATGCGGCCTATAACCGCAAGCCTGAGAAGGCGAAGAGTACCGGGCGCATTGACCCGGCTGTGGCCGCATTCATGGCGATTGCGGCGCTCAAACTGGAGACCGAAGCGGCTGTCGATGTCGCCGCCTTGATCGCCTGAAACCATAGGGGAAGTCCGATGATCGGAACATTCATCTATCTGGTCGTGGTGTGCGCCGTCGCGGCGCTGGTCTATTGGGCCGTCGATGCGTTGGGGACGCCGGAGCCAATCGCGCGCATCGTCAAGGTGGCGGCGGTGGTGATCGCCGTCCTGATCATCATCCTGATCTTTCTCAGGATGCTTGGAATGGCTGACGGCATCACCATCCCGGCGCTATGAGCGTCAGGTGAATTTCCAGTTCCAGTCTTCGTCACAGGCGGCGTTGATGCGGATGCCTGTGCCTTCTTCCGCCATCTTCTTCGCGGCCAGCGCCAGCCGGGCGATCTCGACCCGGTCGAGGTTGGTGACGTTCTGTTCCGCCGCCGTGCGCTCGCACAGTATTTCGAAGAAGGATTGAGCATTCCGGGCCGTCTCAACGCGCTTCCGGTTCATCCGCATATCGATGATCGTCATGCCTGCTCCCTGTGGACGGTGAGACCAAGGCAAAAGGCGGCGGCTTGGATTTCCAGCGCTTCCGCCAGCAGCGGACTGGTGATGTCGCCATGCACCCGGTAAACGCGGAACTCGCCCTTGCCGGTGACCCTGTCGTGCCAGACGGCACAATCGACATGCCAGACCATGCCCTCATGTTCGATGCGGCGATGGTTCTCGCTGAAGACTTTCTTGCGGGCTGCAATTTTCATGACTGCTCCTACAGGCGAAAGAGTTGTCGGATGAAGACGTAGAAGGCGGCGGCGATCACGAGCCAAGCGCATGCCCAAATCAGAATCGCTTCCATGGTCAATAGTCCAGTCGCTTGTCACGGACGTTGTACGGCGTCGCCTTTCCGTCCGCGTGGCGGTAGCGCAACGAATATCCATGACGATAGAAGCAGTTTCGCAGATCGTCGATCTGGCCGCTGAAATCGGCAAACTGGCCGTAGAGATAATCCTGCGTTCCGCTGATCGACTGATAGCGTGCGCCGCATCCCTTGCGGACAGGCTGCAACGCCGGATCGCTGATCGGCACCTTCTTGTTGTCGGACAGCCGGACGTACTCCGGCTTCCCGATGGAGATGTTGGGATCGGTGACGCACCCGGCGAGTGGGATGAGTGCGGCGAGCGCGATGATCCGTTTCATGATGTGATCCTCTCAGCCGTGACCGGCGCAAGCTTTGAGACGGGCGATCTCGCCTTCATTGTCGGAGCCGGACATGGAGCCAAGCGGAAGGCCGATCAGGAAGACGCCGATGGCGTCGGTGTTGGCGGCGGATTGCTGCACGGCGGACAGTTCCTTCAGGCGCTGCTCGGCTTTGGCAACGGGCGGGCAGTTCGTCTTGTAGGGGAGCGGCTTGATCCGGCCCGGTGGTGTGGCGCAACCGGCGATCAGAGCAGCGACGGCAACGGCGATGACGGTAGTGGTTTTCTTCACGGTGATTGTCCTACTTCGCAGGGTAGATGGCGGCGATGGTGAAGGCGTCCGCCTCAAAGGTGATTTCGAGATCGCGGCCATCGCAGGCGGTGTTGATGATGAAGGCGGCTTCAATGAACTCGACGCCATCGTCGCCGCCGAAGGTGTTCTCCTTCGCGTGCCACCAGACATCGAATGCCATCGTGTCTGGATTGCACTCGCGGGCGTAGATGTGGTTTGGCGTGCCGCGCTCTTCGCCATTGTGCATCAGATAGACGCCTTGATCGCCGACCAGCCAGAAACCAGCGCCGGTCTCTTGATCCCATTGAGGCCTGACGCCTTTCGGCCACTGGTTGGTCGCGTCTTTGACCAGTTCGATCAGGTCGGCGTTCGCGAAGGTGAGTTTGTTCATGGCCGCGACTCAGAAGCAGTTGCCGTAGGCGTCGCAGGACCACGAGTTGCCCTTCGAACTCCAGCCATTCGTGCGACCGGTCGAGCCGTTGGTGCGCTGATTCCACATCGTTCCGGTGTTGTAATTGTAGCCTTGCGTGGTCGAGTTGCCGTACGTGTCGCGGCGAGTCGTGTAGCTGTTGCCGCTCTGGTAGTCATAGCAGCGCGTGGTCGAGCCGAACGAGTTGCACCCTGCATAGGCAGGAGCGGCAATGAGGGTCGCAGCGACGGCGATGATGAGCTTCTTCATGGTGATTTTCCTTGGTGAGTTGGTTTGACGGCGGCTTGTTAAGCGGCCTTCTTGGAATTGTTGAACGCTTCGATGATGTCGGCGAGCGGGGTGAGGGCGTCCAGCTTCGGCTCGATCAGCAGCGCCTCGAAACCCTTGAACATACCGAACACGGATGCCAGCTTCATCTTCTGGCTTTCGTCCTGTGCATTGTCGGGGTGCAGGCACGACAGCACCTTGCGGAACTGTGCCTTCGTCATGATGCCCTTCTCGTGCGAGCGGACGATCTGCTCGGCCAGTTCGATGCGGCGACCGTAGACCGGAAGGACGCTGTTGTTGATGAAGGTCTCGATGCCAGCAGCGATGCGACCGCCGACTTCCTTCTCCAGTGCGCGGCGCTCGACCTTCAGTGCGGCCTCGACACGCTTGGCGATCTTCTTTTCCAGCTTTTCATCGACCGGCTTTGCTTCCGGCTCGACATGCGTCAGCTTCAGCGGATCGATCTCGGTCGGCTTGACGACGGGCTCGATGGCGGGGCGCTTGTTGAGCCAGCTACCGTCAGTTGCGATTTCGGAATTATTCCGCTTCTGCATCACGCGGCTCACTGTCGCAGCGTTGACGCCGACTTCGTCAGCGGCTTCCTTCTGCGTCTTGCCTTCGGAAACCAGCGCGACGATCTTCTTGTTGCGGTCTTCCTCCAGCAGTTCGCGCGTCTCGGCAGTGATCTTCGTCGCCGACGATTCGGACACGCCGAACATGTCGGCGACTTCCTTCAGAGAGAACCCGTCGAAGACGAGATCGTTCATCATCTGGTCGCGCTGCTGGCGGGTGAGGTGGCGACGGCCAAGGTTCTGCGACAGGGCGAACCGGCGCGCGGCTTCATCGTTCGGGAAGTCGATGAAGGCGACCGGAACCTGATCGTCCTTGCCGATCTCCTTCAGTGCCGTCCATCGCGAACGGCCATCGACGATTTTGTTCTGGCCGGAATAGACGATGATCGGCGACGTCGCGTTGAAGCCGTGGTCGAGGATCGAACGCTTCAGCGTCTGGAAATCTTCGTCGGACGGGAAGGGGAAAGCCGATGCGGCCTGATGGATTTCGAACTCGACGGCCTTCGGGTTTACGTACTGGATTGTAGCGGCGAAACCGCAGATAACCATGTCAGTCATTGCCTTGCTCCTGTTTTGCAGCCCTACGCCGCGTTGATGTACATAGATGTAAATTACCCTCACGGTAAATGCAAGTGTTGCAATCGAACAAATTTGCATTTAAGGAATGATTGTCGGTGTGGCGAAAGATCGCGGTTACTTCCTTTGAACGGAACCTCGTACCGCTTTCGTTTATTCCCATCGGCGCTTCGGACGATTTCGTCTGGCGTGGCGTAGAGATCGGTTACTTCATGTAATCTGTGGGTCGTCGGTTCGAATCCGGCTCCGGCTTTGCCGGGTAGCTCAGTGGTAGAGCAACGGAAAAAAGCCCGAACTCGCTTCATTCCCGCCAGACCTCAATGACTGCGCTGACGTGGCGTAGGACGCGGCTACTTCTTTCAAATGGTGGACGCCGCTATCCGTTTGTTCCCGTCAGAACCGTCAAGTCGGGCGTGGCGAAAGGACCGGTTACTTCGGAAAAGCAGTTGGTTAACAGCCGACTGTGAGTGGTCTTCAAAGTCCACAGCACCATGCTTAGGATGGTGTGTTAACCGACCTGATTTTTCCCGCCCGACCCTCGTCCCTTCGCGCCCTGGTACGCCTCGATCGACGATCGAAAACAGGAGACCAGGCATGCGCAAGAACAACAAGATCAAGTCCGAAATCACCACTCACGAAGGCGCTCCGGCTGTCGGCATCACGCCGGTCCAGCAGCTGCGCCGGTCGATCCTGTCGTGCCTTCTTTGGGAACGCGAGTTCTATGAAGACGGCCAGTCCATCGTGGATCGCATCGTCGAGACCGCCGCCAAGGTGCCGAAGGACGAGGTGGCGAAACTCGCCATCGAAGCACGCACGACCCACGGCCTGCGCCATGCGCCACTGATGCTGCTGCTCGACCTCATCCGTCGTGGCGGTCCGGGCGTCGCCGACGCTATCGAAGGCACGATCTCGCGTCCCGACGAAATCACCGAACTGGTCGCGCTCTACTGGCTGAAGGGCAAGCGTCCGCTGTCGGCGCAGATGAAGATCGGTCTGGCCCGCGCGTTCGCCAAGTTCAACGAGTATTCGCTGGCGAAGTATGACCGCGACGGCAAGGTGCGTCTGCGCGACGTCCTGTTCCTGTGCCACGCCAAGGGCGCGACGGAAGAACAGGCGGCGGTCTACAAGCGGCTTGCCAACAAGGAACTGAAGACGCCGGACACGTGGGAAGTCGCCCTGTCTGGCGGCGCGGACAAGAAGGAGACGTTCACCCGTCTGCTGACGGAAGGAAAGCTTGGCTATCTGGCTCTGCTGCGCAACCTGCGCAACATGGTCGATGCCGGTGTCGATATCGATCTGGTGCGTCAGGCCATTCTGAAGCGCAGTGGTGCAAAGCTGGTCTTCCCGTTCCGCTATGTCGCCGCTGCTCGCGTGGTGCCGCAGCTGGAGTCGGTTCTCGACGTGGCGCTGATCGACGCGGTGACGGAAGGCGTGCATCTGCCCGGCAAGACGATTGTGCTGGTGGACGTATCCGGTTCGATGGATGCCAAGATGTCGGCCAAGTCGGACATGACCCGCATGGATGCGGCGGCAACGCTGGCATCTGTGATCAACGGCGATCTCAGGGTGTTCTCGTTCTCCGGTCACACCAAGGAAGTCCCGGCACGTCGCGGCATGGCCGGTGTCGATGCGATCATCCATTCGCAGCTTCACGGCGGCACGGAACTCGGCGGTGCGGTGCGCCACGCCAACGCGCTTGCGCACGACCGGCTGATCGTCATCACCGACGAACAGTCCGCGACGCGCGTCCCGGCTCCGAAGGCTGGCAAGGCCTACATGATCAACGTCGCGTCCTACAAGAACGGCGTCGGTTACCGGAACGGCTGGACGCACATCGACGGTTTCTCTGAAGCGGTCATCCGCTACATCGCCGCGATGGAAGGTCTGGTGTCGGAATGAAGGAGAAAACCGCCGCGATCCTTCGGGACATCTTCGACGAGACGGAAACGGATCGGCCTGACAAGTCGTTCGAATGGCTGTTGCAAATGACAGCCGACGTCGCAAACCAGCGGCACGGCTGGCGGTTCGAACCGCACGACATCGTGCAGGCACTGGCGATGGGAGTGCCAAAGCTGGCCGATGAGAAGACCATGAAGCAGTAAAGAAAGGGGCCGCGAAAGCGGCCCTTTTCACAGGAAGGCGAGCAGGATGAAGAGCAGGGCGATCACGATCAGAAAGGTGAAGGCCTGACGCTCGTTCATCACCGATCCTTTCTGCGCTCCAGTTCGACGACCCGCCGATGCAGATCATTGATCAGGATGCGTTGCAACCGCGCTGTCTTTGCGGCGTAGATCAGGCCGACAGCGACGAGCAGCATGCCCATGGTCTGAAAGAACTCTCTGAAGGCCGACAGCCAATCCATCAATGTCATGCGTCGATCCATTCTTCGCCAGTTTCCAGGTTGCGTCGTCTTCCGGTGCCAAAGTGCCGGTGCCAGCGGTCGCCGGGATCGCCAGTGCCATCCCAATTCATGAGCGCGCTGATCGCGTCGGGCAGGTGCTTGAAGCAATACCTGTCGGCGTAACCGTTGTGGTCGATGTCCACATGGAGCGTCCAGTGAAACATCAGCCGCAGCACGCCGCCGAGCCGCCCATCAGGAAGCGTGCGAAGGATGACGTAGGATTTGCGTATGCGAGGGTCGAGATCGTCAGGGGTTATCATGGAGTGTTGCCTCCATCGTTTCGGCGGACAGGCGCAATCCTGTCGCCATGAAGTCGAGCCAGCGTTCGACAGCTTTATCGACTTCGGCTTTCGTTTTTGGCAGTGGAATGCGCAGTTCGGACGAAAAGCCGCCAGACGCCAGCTTGAAGCCGAAGATCACTTCGTCAGGGGTTATCATCGCGATCCTGTTCCGCCGCCATGCCGACGACCTTCAGCCGCAATTCCGCCAGCACCTCGTCACGTGCAGCAGCCTCATCAGGGGCCGACGTGATGAAGTCGTCGATCAGTTCTTCCAGAATGATGGCAAACTCCTTCGCTGGCGCGTCGATGGCCGTCACTTCGCCATCTGCATTGATGGTCAGTCTTTCACCGGGCATGTCGTCTTCTCCTATCCAAATTTCCGCGCCTTCATGCGCGCTATCAGTGCCTCGATATCGTCGAGGTTGTCGTCGGTGATGCAGACCTCTGCATCCTCGTCTTCCGGGGCTCGCACGAGCAGCGTCAGCTTCACGTCAGCGGTGAAGCATTTCCTCAAGTCGTTGAGCGTGTCCGCCGCCATCTTGTGGAACAGTTCCAACCCTTCGATTTCAACATCATCCATTGTTCGCCACCTTCAATGTGAACCCCTGTGCCCGCTTGCGGTCGGCGACCAGAGACGAACGGCTTTCCTTGCGCCGATACATCCTGACGACGCCCCAATGCCAGCGTTGGGCGTCATCCCATGTGCAATGCCGCCAGCAGCCCTGTTCGTCGCCTGTGGCGAAGTGCGGGCTGAAGGGGCTTCCGTGCTGGCGGGCGAAGACCATAGTCTCAAACAGGACGGGATCGCCTTCTCCCCAAAAATTGTGATCGATGCCAAGGAAGACGGTCGAGACCACGAAGTGCCGCGTCATCGTCAGGGCAACGTGGCGGTCGGCGGTCTCAAACCAGCGGCCAAATTCCAGAATGCTACGGCATACCACCGGCTGCTTCCCGACAAGGATGTAATGGCGCATCAGAACCCCCTGTTCGGGCGGCAAGGCCTGAGAACCGGATCGTCTGGATCGACGCCATTGGCCTCGGCCATCTCGCGATAGGAGCCATAGAGTTCGTGCGGGCTTTCCGGCAAGTCGGCCCAATCGAAGCGGCCAGCAGCGATGGCGAGCCGGATGCCGAGATTATGATCGGCATTGGCGTTGAGGAAGCCGTTGCAGACTGCACCCTTCTCGATGCCGGACATGTGGCAGGAGAACACGTTCTGCGCCATGTCATAGGCTGTCGTCGCGGAATGGCGATAGGCGCTGGCCGGGAAGGCACCAATGGGCGCATCCTTGCGCCATGGGCATTCGTCGCAAATCTTGCGCCGGAAGATCAGCGGCCCGTCATTCGGGCTCGTGATCGTTGCCACCTGATGATGCCCGTCGCCGCAATCGAATATGGACGTCTTGTGTTTCTTCCGTCTTGCCATCGGTTTTCTCGTAGCGCTTGGCGCTTTCGTTGTAGATCATCACGTTGGGATAGCGCTGTTTGAACAGCCTGAAATCGAGTGCCACCTGTGGCTCTGAAATACCGAACTTCCTGACGACGTGATCTCGGTTGATGAAGCCGTAAATGTCGAGCATCTCGGCGATCCACGCCATGCGGTGGTCGATATACCACTCGCGGCCCTTCTCCTTGCCGGGCTTACCCATGGGCGTCTAGCAGCTTGTCGGCGTTCTCTGCGATCAGCTTCTGGACCAGTTCCGACAGCATTTGGAGGGCAACGATCTGCACCGCGACCGATTCGCCCTTGACCCGAAAGACATAGGTTCCGATGCCAACCCGGATGAACTCTTCAAGCAACATGAACTGCTCTTCGCCGCTCTGACAGTCGTTCATCTTGTTGAGCAGGTAGCCGCCAAATTCGGCTCTGATTTCTTTGGCTATCGTCATTTCCCGAATCCTCCCTTGTTGGCCGTCAGCGCGGCGTTATAGGCGTCGCATCCAGCGGGCGTGACGAAGTAGGCGTTGCCGAGCGAGACCGGCACGCCGACCGGGCCATGATCCGTGAGCCAGCCTTGCTTCGCCATGTCGGCGGCAAGCTTGCCACGGCGCGGGCCATCGACGAGGAATGGCGCTTCAGGGAACCGCGCGTTGTAGCTGTAGATTTGCTTGAACAGCTTCGCTTGCCGGGGTGTCACATCCAGACCTCAAGGATAACGGGATTGTCTTCTGGATCGCGGGGCATGCGAAAAAGGCCCGCCCGCATCAACGGGCGGCGGATGCCGATCAGGTGCGGGGTAACGTGGACGTGCTGATCAACGTATATTTTTCCGCCTCTGACGATGAAGTGGCGGCGACACGTGAACATGCCCGGAAAGTCTGCCGGTGACCGGCAGACCACGTATTGCACCAAGGCGTCATCAAGCAGCCCGGCTTGCATCGGAAGCCTCTTGGCCTTCCGGCTCGACGATGATCGGATCAACGGTAGCAGGCTGAAGCTTGCTGGCGAGCGTGTAGCTGTTCGCGTCGTCCATGACGATAACACCTTCAAGCTTCAGCTTGCTAAGGCAGCTGTCGAAGGTGTGAAGCGAACGGCCCTGAAGGTCGATGAGGTTGAGAAGGTCGTCGCGCGACAGCGGGTGAGGGAACGCCTCGAAAGCCGCCATGACTTGCGTGCGAATGGAAACGCCGGTCGTCGGCTCTTCCTTGACCTTGCCGGTATAGCCCGGCAACGCGTATTTGCCGCCGCCAACAGAGATGATCTCGCCCTTTTTCTTCAATTGGTTGAGCGGATTGGATGCGCTCTTCTTGGCGCGGCTACCGTAGTTGAGACGCTTGGATATCTGCTCTGCTTTGAGTGCCTTGCCGCCCTCAAGAAGTTTGATGATCTGCGATGACAGGGACGGGCCGTCCTTCGATGCCGCCGCTGATTCCTTCCGGGGAGCGGTGGTGCCACCTATCTTCTGGACGGTGAACATCGGTCCGGCCTTCGGAGCCGGTGCGCTTTCAAGCTTCTCGACGACCGCAAGCGCGATCTGGAGGCGTTCGATCTCTGACAGGTGCTGATCGATCTCAGCCCTGATCTTCTCGATCATGTTCATTGTATGCCCTCGCTTCTGTGATGAATGATTCAAGCATCTGGAAAACGTCTTCTTCGCTTGCCTCAACCGCAATGAGTGCAAGCATCGCCGCCAGTACCGCCTTCGCATTCTCTGTCGGATCGTCGCTGTTCGCGATCATGTGGACGATATCTGAGACGGTAAGCTCTACGGTCATCGGCGGACCGCGACGCGATATCCCAACACCTGAAGGATTTTGATCACGGTCGAAGCGCGCGGATCGCGCGTTACGCCATGTGCGATGTTGGAAACGGTTGCAGAGCAGCATGACGCCTTCTCGGCGATCTTATTGTACTTCATCTTGGAGAGACGTATCTCGCCAGCAACGAACTTCGTCAGTTCGTAGATGTTTTCGAAGCTGATGTTCTCCGACTGTATCTGCACTGCCATTGGTTTAGCCGCCTTGCGCGCAGCGGACGACATCGAGACTACGTTCACCATCTATAGCTCCTATCTGGATTGATTGCCTTGTACTGTCCGATTGTTCTCGGCTTCACCTTCGGACCGCCGTGCGATCTCGTTATTGATAGCTGTGCGGATGAACGCGACACGCGTTTCGCCGACCGCCCGAACGCTTTCCAGGCGCTCCGGCATGTCCCCCAACAGAGGCAGGTTGATGCTCTTTGAGACCGACCCGTTGGCCGCGCGTGTGATCATAACAAATCCTGCATAACTATGTACATAAACTACTTGACGTTGCGGTAATTAAAGTACATAAATAATTCATAAACGCAAGGGGTAACGGACGCAAACCATGATTATCGACATCCAAGCACATCCTTCTTTCCAGCGCCGTCAGGAAGAGCAGACTGTAGAGCGAATTACGACGCTAGAACAAGGGCTTATCGATGGTCTATCGAACAACTGCCTGCTTGGCGAACTGGCGCTGAAGCAGGTCGAGAACGACCCTTCTCAAGCCGGAACAACTCGCCTTATCAACACCCGCAGAGCCCTCGATACCCTTCTGACGGGAATCGAAGTGGAAGAGCCGAATTTCGACTTTGCCAGCGAATCGTTTCTGGCGCTTTATGGCCCGGTGAAGCAGCGCATGCGCGACCTTTCCAAGGCGCTCGCCGACGCCATCGATCAGCGCGCCATGGCCGCGACCGCCGAACCGGTGCGGATCGAAGTCGTCGTCCAGCCTCAGAAGCAGCAACGCTCGTGGGTGCCGCAGGTTCTCGGCGTCGCCATCCTCGTCACCATCGGTGGCATGATCCTCAACGCTCTTGGTGCCTGATCTCATGACAACGGTTACCCGCAAGGTCTGGTGCGAGAAAACGCGCCAATATCTCATGATGGATTTCGAGGTTGCCATCGACCTCGACAAGTTGCCGGTCTCGGCGATTTACGGTGCAGCCCGCAATGTGCAGGGCAAGTCGATTATCGGCTATGGCACCATCACAGTGAAACGCGTCGGCAAAGGATTGGAACGGCCATGATGATCGTTAACGCCGAATGAAGATGCACGCCGCCAGTCTCATTGCGGCACAGGCTTGCTGCATCATTATCGGCTGGCATGTCGCCAATTTCGATTGGCAGCTGGTGCGGCGATTGAGTTGGGCGGCGCTGCACTTCCTCGATCCATGGCCGCGTTGGATCATCTGCTACAAGATCGGCGTGACGGTCGGGCAGCTGGCCTACAGGAAGCGGCAATGAAAAAGCCCGCCGAAGTGGCGGGCAATAGACAGGAGTAGATCAAAAATCTCAGTCATTCATCACATCGTCATGATACCGAACGCCGCCGCTTTCACAAGTGGCGGTTTTTTATGCGTTGCACATTCGGAAGATTTCCTGATCTGCAATCAGTCGGCATTTCCCATCCAGTTCGGATTGCCAGCCGGGCGCTTCGATGGCTCGATGTGCGGGTTTTTCTTCTTCTCGGCCACAAGGTTCTCTGGCAGTTGCCATGGGCCAAGACCAGCAGCGATGGCAGCACAGGCCAGAGGCAGATAGGCCGGGATTGATTTGCCGCTTTCATAGACCCGCAATGAGTTGAGCGCGATGCCGAGTGTCTTCGCCGCCGCCTTGCGGTCAAGGCCGAAGTGCATCTCGCGCCATTTGATAAAATCGAATGCGTCCATTTCCGTATCAACCCTCGTGTTGTGTTGACAGACATCTATCCAAATTTGGTGGTTTTGTAAAGCGGTAATCGGTCATGTATACTGTTGCCACTCTCAAAAGCATGGGGACGCGCATGTCGGAAGTCGATCTCGCCGCGATAATCGCTGGCCTTGAAGCCACAGGAATGTCGCGAACAGAGATCGCCACCGAAGCGAAATTGTCCCGCAATACCGTCTGGCGCATGGCGCAGGGCGAAGTCCGCGATCCGAACTATTCCACCGTCATGCGGATAAAAAATCTGTCAGATCGACGAACTGTTCGACACGCCGAACAAAAACGGGCGTAAATAGACGCGCAACTCTCTCAACAGAGGTTGCGCATCATGGACATTCGCTACCGCTCGGCAAAGCAGTCCGACAAGAACCCATCCGAATACATCCTGTCCGACGAAACCGTTGATCGCTATGGCGACGTCATCGTGGCTTCCGGTTGGGATTTGTCCCACTTCAAGAACAATCCGATTGCGCTGTTCAACCACGACAGCGACGAAGTGATCGGCACGTGGGAGAACGTCCGCATCGAGGGCAAGCGCCTGATCGGCAAGCTGAAGCTTGCTGCTGAAGGCACGTCGCCGACAGTGGACAAGGTCCGCCGTCTGGTGGCGCAAGGCATCCTTCGCGCCGTTTCGGTCGGCTTCCGCCCGGTCACATATGAACCCCTCGACGAAAAGGCCGACTCGTTTTGGGGGCCGTTCCGCTACCTGAAGCAGGAACTGCTGGAAACATCCGTCGTTTCCGTCCCGGCTAATCCGAACGCTCAACAGCTTTCGATGCGCGGTGTCAGCACGACGCCGCCAGACGCGATTGAAGGCCTGCCAGGCCTTCCGCTTCCTGTCGCACAGCAACTCTTCGGCAAGATCGCCAATGAAGAGCGCAGCGCGGCACCTGCACCCGGCAAGATCGCCGTTCCCGCTGTTATCCCATCCAAGCCAAAGGGTACTCCCATGAAAATCAGTGAAAAGATCGCTGGTGTGCAGAAGCATCTGAATGACCTTCGCAACCAGCTGACCGAACTCGTCGCCAACGACATCGAAAACCTGTCCGATGACGACGCAACGATCCTCGAAAATCTGCCGGGCGAAATCGAAGCTGCTGAAAAGCGCCTCACCAGCCTCCAGAATGCCGAACGCGCCCTCATGCCAGCCGCGCAACGCGGTGCTGCTCCGGTTGCTGATGATGATGACGAAGCACGCCCGCAGCTTCCGGCTCCGGTCGTCGTCGATAGCCCGACCAAGCTTTACACGGTCGGCCCGAAGAAGCTTCGTCCCGCCGACCTCATCATCCGTCAGGGCGTCGTCAACTTCCTCGCTCACGTCACCAAGGCATCGCCGCTGGCAATCCAGCAGAAGATGTATGGCCGTGACGAAGCGCTGGCGATGGCCGTCAAGGCAGCTGTCAATCCGGCCATGACCACGGTCACCGGTTGGGCGGCGGAACTGGTGCAGGAATCGGTCGCGGACTTCCTCGACATCCTGTATCCGGTTTCGCTCTATCCGCGCCTTGCCGCCGCTGGTGTGCGCCTGTCGTTCGACACGAACGGATCGATCAAGATTCCGTCGCGCCTGACGACGCCGAACCTTGCCGGTTCGTTCATCGCTGAAGGTGACCCGATCCCGGTCCGCCGCCTCGGCCTGACCTCGATCACCCTGACGCCGAAGAAGATGGCCGTCATCTCGACCTTCACCCGCGAGATGGCAGCACACTCGACGCCGCAGATCGAAAGCCTCATCCGTGGTGCCATGGTCGAAGACACCGCGCAGGTGATCGACACCTATCTGCTCGACGCAAACCCGGCGACCGCCGTGCGCCCGGCTGGTCTGCTGAATGGTGCGACCGATGTGCCTCCCGGCGATGAGACCGATCCGCTGGCAATGGTGGCCGACCTCAAGAACCTCGTCAAAGCCATCATCCCGAATACCGGTGGCGTCGTCCGCAACATCGTCATCCTGCTCAACCCCGCGCAGGCGCTGTCCATCGTCACCCAACAGACCACGACCGGCGATTTCGTCTTCGCTGGCCTCACCGATCTGGGTGGCCGGATCAACGTGACGTTCATGGAATCCGGTAACGTCCCGGACAAGACGGTGATCGCACTGGATGCGACCGACTTCGTCACGGTGACGGGCGACACGCCGGAGTTCGACGTCTCCGATCAGGCGACGCTTCACATGGAAGACACCGCACCGCTTCCCATTGCAACGGGTGCACCCGGCGCAGCGGTTGTCGCGACGCCTATCCGTTCGCTCTGGCAGACGGCTTCCATCGGCGTCCGCATGATTTGGGATATCAACTGGGCGATGCGTCGCACCGGTATGGTCGCCAAGATCACCGACGTCACTTGGTAATTGGGGGCTCAACATGTCGAGCCTATCGCAGGAAATGGGCTTCGCGCGGACCTTCCGTCCGCGCATGCCTTCCAACGCACCACAGGCGCGTGAAGTCATCGCGCGTGGCATTGCGGCCCGTTTCATGGCGTGGGCTCGCAGGCGCTCCATCGAAGAGATTGTCGCCGAAAAGTTCGGCGGCAATGACCTTGTCATGAAAGCAGCCGTCAACCCGGCGATGACCAATGTCCCTGGTTGGGCGCAGGAACTCGTCGGCGATGCCATCGGCCCGTTCGTGGCGCTGGCACCACAGTCGGCTTATGCGCAGCTGGTGTTGCGCGGCGCACGCATGTCGTTCACCAACAACGGCAAGATCGCTGTTCCCGCGACCACCTTCGACACGACCGGTTCGCTGTTCGTCCCTGAAGGTGCGCCGATCCCTGTCCTGAAGGGGGTAGGGGCCGCTGCATCGCTGGAGCCACGCAAGGCGGCGGCAATCGCCACCGCCACGCGGGAACTGGCGAAGGCGACGCCGTTCACCCTGACGTCGATGTTCGCGCAGCTGCTCGGCAACTTCGTCGCCATGCAGGGTGATGCCGTCCTGCTCGGCGCAGGGGCCGGTTCGGCATCGCAGCCGCCCGGCCTCGGCAACGGCGCAATCGCGGTGACCGCTGCAACGTCCGGCACGCCGGATGAACGGATGCTGGCCGATCTGCATGCCATGGCGTTGGCGCTGTCGGAAGAAGGTGGCCTGATCGCGCCGGTCTACATCATGAGCCAAGCCAACAAGCTGGCGGTCGATCTGGCATATGCCGGGCACGATCTCGACATCATCGCCTCTCCGGCGCTGGTCGGGGCCGAAGCTTCCACCATCCTGCTCGTCGATGCCGCCTCGTTCGTCTCGGCTGAAGGCGACACCGCCGATGTCGATATCGGCGAGGAAGCCACGCTGCACATGGAAGACGCGACGCCTTTGCCCATCAATGCCGGAACCATGGCGACACCAGTTCGTTCGCTCTGGCAGACGGCATCGATCGGGGTGCGCGTCATCAACCAGATGGATTGGGCGATGAGCAGTGCGAACAAGGTCGCGACGCTGACCGAAGAATGGTTCGACACCACGCCTTAAATCCTTTCCATGGAGGAATACCAATGACCAAGGTTGTTCGTGCAGTTTACGGCCCGGTTCGCGGCATCATGACCCTGTCGGACGAAGAAGCCGACAAGGCGATCAAGGATGGATGGGCGGTCGATGCCTCGACCACCTATGCAGTCGCCGACGATTTCGACGTCGAGAAGGCCACCAAGGCAGCAGAAGCTTTCGACAAGAAGCGCCGGGAAGCCGATGCACCGAAGGAAGAAAAGCCAGCCGCGAAGAAGGAGGCTGAAAAGCCTGTGGAACCGGTCAAGGCTGATGAAAAACCGGAAGGCGATACGACGGCCAAATCGACGGAATCCGCCGCCTATCAGACGCGGGTTTCCAAGCCGAAGGAATGACCCATGGCCGACAAGCCGCGTATCCGCGTCCCGGCGCATTCGCAACCTGTGAAGGCTGTTGAAGGTGAACCGCGAGATGGTCCGTGGCATGTCCACTGGCCTGACGGTCTGTTGCCGGACTCGTGGGGCCAGTATTGGAACTACTGGCAGATGGGCCGCGATCCTATCGCTGGCTTTGATGGTGTCGCGGTCGTCGAGGCATGTGTAAACGCGTATGCGCAGACAATCGCGCAATGCCCTGGCGATCACTGGCGGGCAACGCCGGATGGTGGACGTGAGCGTGTCACCAATTCGGCGCTGTCCCGCATCTTGCGGAACCCGAACAGCTACCAGACCCGGTCGGACTTCCTCCTGATGCTGGTGCGCAACCTCTACATGGATGGCAACAGCTATCATCTGGCCGAACGCAATGCCCGGTTCGAACCTTCCGCGCTGCATCCCTTCGATCCACGTCGTTCCAAGGCTGTCGTCGGCGCGGACGAAGCGATCTTCTATGAATTGGCCGGAAACAATGTGCTGGAGGGCAGCTACACCGGGCAGTTCAACAACTCGACGCTAAAGTACATCGTGCCAGCCCGCGACGTCCTGCACGTGAAGCTGGAAACAGAGCGCGACAACTGGCTGAAGGGCGTGCCGCCGCTTCGCCATGCCGGTGACGCGATCCTTGCACAGCGGATGATCGGCCAGCGGCTGATCTCCATGTTCGCTTCCATGGGCAAGCCGCCCGGCGTGATCGAAACATCCTTGAATCTGACGGCAAGCCAGATTTCCGAATTGCGCGCCAAGATCAACGAGACGTGGCGCGGCGTCGATGACATCAACTCCGGTCCGCCGATCCTGACAAACGGTTTGCAGTTCAAGGGCATCTCCATGACGGCGCAGGAAGCGGAACTCGCCAACCTGTCGAAGCTGACGCAGGACCAGATTTTCATGGTCTACGGCGTGCCGCCAGCGATCCTCGGCCTGACGGATCGTGCGACGTTCTCATCGACGGAAGCGCTGATGCAGTTCTGGCTTTCGCGCGGTCTCGGCTTTGCGATCAACCACGTCGAAACCGCCTTCGATCAGTTCTTTGGTCTCAGAGGATGGCCGGATGAGTATGTGGAACTCGACACGCGGGCGCTTCTTCGCGCGGCTTACAAGGATCGCATCGAAGGATTGGTCCGTGGCGTACAAGGCGGCGTTTACTCGCCGGACGAGGCACGAAATTCGGAAGACCTACCGAAGACGCCATATGGCAGTGAACCCCGCGTGCAGCAGCAAGTCGTGCCGTTGTCAGCATGGGCGCAAACATTGAACCAACCGGCGACGCCGCCAGCACCGGCACCCGATCCAGCGCCGCCAGCGTCGCCGGATGAAGGTGAGCCGGTCGAGGATGAAGCCAAGGCAATCGAAGATAAAAGCGTCAACTTCGACGAAAGCAAACTCATGCGAACGATCGAGGGGCAGGTATGTCACTGAAAGATGAATTTGATCGGCTGACAGAAAGTGCTGGCCGAATCATCGGGCAACATCTGGACAAGATGCGCGCTTCGTTTGCTGATCTTCGTGCAGAGTTCAAGGATATTGTTCTCGACCTCAACGAGCGTTCGAACGAGCTTCGGGACCGTCTCGCGGAACTGAAGGATGGCGCACCTGGTCGCGACGGCGAACGTGGCGAACGGGGTGATCCCGGTCCGCAAGGGCTGGCGGGCGATAGTGGGCCGCAAGGGGAGCCGGGATCGCCGGGGGAAAAAGGCGATCCCGGTCCGTCTGGCGAAAGCGGCCCGCAAGGCGAGCGCGGCGAGAAGGGTGATCCCGGCGAGAAGGGTGAGACTGGACCGCAGGGCGAGCCCGGCCCGCAAGGCGAACCGGGTGAAAAGGGCGAGCGTGGCGAAGACGGCGCGAACGGCGTTGACGGTCGCGATGGTGCGCCCGGTGAAAAGGGCGAGAAGGGTGACGCTGGCGATGCCGGTGAGCGTGGCGAAACCGGGCCGCAGGGTGAGCGCGGCATGGATGGTGCCGATGGCGAGCGCGGTGAAAAAGGTGATCCCGGCGATATCGGTCCGCAAGGTGAGAAGGGCGAGCGTGGCGATCCCGGTGAGCGCGGCGAGCAGGGCGAACGCGGCCTTCAGGGTGAGCGTGGCGAGATCGGACCAGTCGGCCCGGTAGGGGACACCGGCCCGCGTGGATTCCGTGGCGAGCAGGGACCGCCCGGTCCGCAAGGTGAGCGTGGCATTCAGGGCGAGCAGGGCACGATCCCGGACATCCATGTTTGGGAACCGGGCAGTGTCGCGCTGAAGGGCCATCTCTACAGCCATAAAGGATCGACCTTCTACGCCAAGGCGATCACGGCACATGCACCGGATGATGACAACGAAGCATGGGCGATGGTCGCGCAGAAGGGCGACGATGCCTATCCCGGCATTGCCAAGGGCCGCTTCGATCCCGACAGCGAATATCGCGCCCGCGATTGCGTCGCTCATGACGGATCGTTGTGGATGGCGAAGCATGACAATCCCGGCCAGTGCCCCGGTGAAGGCTGGATGCTTGCCGCCAAGGCCGGATCGAAGGGCAAGCCGGGTGATGCCGGTCCGCCCGGACCAGCCGGTCCGCGTGGCGCTACAGGTCGTGGTTTCGCTGGTGAGCCAGAACTGGACTTGAAGAACTTCCGCTGGATCATCCCGACGACAGACGGTGATCCGATCATTCTTGACATGAAGCCTATGTTCCAGCGCTTCCTTGACGAGACCAACCCATGAACGTGATGCCGAAGAGTGATGACCTCGAAAAGAGCAGGGCGGCGCGAGTCCTCCTTGTTCCAGAGGAAGGTCATGACTTCATCGGCAGTGAACTTCACGAACTTCTCTATGACCTCGATCGTCAAAAACTGCTCGTCAACGGCGTCGATCTCGTCGAGGAAGCGCCGCTGGACGGCAAGACCTACGGTCGGAACATGGGGGCATGGGTAACCGTTGGCGGCGGCGGGGGCGGCGGCGGCACTGGCGATGGATCGCAGGGGCCACCCGGCCCGCCCGGTCCACCGGGGCCGCAAGGCCCGAAGGGCGACACAGGCGCGACAGGTCCAAAAGGCGACACAGGACTTCAAGGGCCACAGGGACCGCAGGGCATTCAAGGTCCGCCCGGCGCTGACGGCATTGATGGCGCAGACGGCGCACCCGGCGCGCAAGGTCCGCAAGGCGATCCCGGACCACAGGGGCCGGAAGGTCCGCAGGGTCCGCAGGGCGATACCGGCGCACCCGGACTTCCCGGTATGGACGGCGTTTCGATGACATCCGGTAGCGGTGATCCGACCGCGCCAGGGCAGGAGATCGGCGACAGCTATGTCGATAGCGACACTGGCGCGATCTGGACATGGGATGGAACAAGCTGGACCAGCACAGGCGGTAGTCTTGAAGGTCCAGCCGGACCGCAGGGGCCACAAGGTGATCCCGGCGCACAAGGGCCAGAAGGTCCGCAGGGCGAGCCCGGCCCGCAGGGCATCCAAGGTCCACAAGGGCCGCAAGGCATTCAAGGTCCAGCCGGGCCGGGACTACCGTTGCCGCCATCTGACGGCAAGACTTATGCGATGAAGAACGGTGTCTGGACCGAAATCATCATCCCGACAACGATGGACGCGATAGGTGCATGATGTCGAACAACTGGTTTGTTCTCACTGTTGATCGGACGACCCTTCCGGGCGATCTGTTGCCGATGTTCAAGACGCATTGCCGGGTGACGTTCGCAGACGATGACGCCTACCTGACGCTGTGCCTGCAACGGTCCATCGATCTGTTTGAACGTCATGCCGGATGGTTCGTGTTCGGCAACACGACCGTTTGGGTGCCGCTGGTGACATCAACGACGACTCGCGTCGCACTACCGGTGCAGCCTGTCTCCGACTTCATCGTCACGCTCGACAGCGTCGATATCTCAGACGAGTACCGGATGCTTCGCGGATCGACGGCAACGACGCCATGGTATCTTGAGCGCAAGGACGGCGGCGTCATTCCGTCAGGGCTGGAGAACACGCTGACGGTAGGCTATGCGGCCATGGCCGACCTTCCGCCATCGGTCATCGACATCGCTTTCAGGATCGGAGGATTCTTCTATGAGAACCGCGAGTCGATCTCGTCCTACACCCTCGATCAGGTGCCACAGTGGATGAACGATCTGCTCCTTGGAAACTGGATACCACGAGCATGAGGACTCCACATGAGCGCGAAACTGAAAACGGTCGAATTGCAGAATCGGAGAAAATCCGAAAGCGCAGCGACAGTCGTCGCGATCCGGGAATCCTCGATAGCGACACTCGCAGCCCATGGGCTCTTGGACGCCGAACAGGTCTCAGCAGCACTGCACTTTCGCGACCTATGGGAACGCTATATCAGCCTGTCCAGACCAACGATGGCCTTCGAACGCATCGATCGATCCCATACCCCGGACGGCCAAAGCGCCAAGGCTGATGCCAAGAAGGCGCTTGCCCATATCCGCCAAACGACAGGCGTCTATGGCTTCCAACTTCTCGCGAAGGTTTGCGGTGACGGCTATCACATTCGCGACCTCTACAGCGGTCGTCGAGATCGCGATACTCACACTGATCTTTTGCGTATTCTTCTGACGCAGATCGCGTCATCGCGTTGACCTTCGTGCACGCTTGGCGCATGGTTATGGCATTCCTGATAACTGTCAGATGAGAGCCCCCCGGTCACCAACCGGGGGGTTTTTCTTTGTGCGCGAGGTGAGCCATGCCAGCCAAGTTCGGCGCGGGACAAATGCGCGATCTCATGTCGTTCCAGAGCCGCGAAGTCCTGAATGACGGATACGGGAACCGTGTCGCTGGCGACTTCGTCGAGCGCTTCCGCGACAACGCGAAGATCACGAACCTTCGGGGTAGCGAAAGCGTCATGGCCGCGCGCCTCGATAGCCGCAACGTCGCCCTGATGCAGGTGCGGACGTCGCAGCAGATGGGGACGGTAACGACAGACTGGCGCGTCGTCGATGTGCGCCGGGGCGTTGAATACAACATCCGGGAAATCCACCAAGACCGTTCGACCGCCATTTACGAAATGATGATCGAAACCGGTGTCGCAACGTGAGGAAGCAAACATGTGGGTACGGTTCATCAACACCTTCAACTGGCGTCCGCGTCCCGGTGTCATTCAGGCGTTCACACCCGGCACGGAAGCAAGCGTCACCCATGACTGTGGCGAGCAGGCTGTCGCAGGCGGCTATGCGGTGAAGCTGAAAGCCCCACGGCGCGGCGAGAAGAAGCAGGCTGTCAAGGAAACACCGACAGAGGAAGCGAAAGCGGATGGCACTGACGGCTAAAATGATCGGGCGCGACCGGGTGATGAAGATGTTCAATCTCGTCGAACCGAACATTGCCACCGCACTGGCTGGCATGCAGATGAAGGTTGCGCGCGATCTGGCTGACAAGATCAAGACCTATGCGCCGGTCGAAAGTGGCGACTATCGCGACAGCATCCATGCCGACCGTCTGGCGAACAGGCCAGACGCGAAGATCGTCGGCAACTTCAACAAGACCACCGACCCGAATGCGACCGGCGTCTTTGCCGCCTGGTACTGGCACATGATCGAGTTCGGCACCAAGGCGCACATCATCAAAGCAAAGAACGCGCCAATGCTCGCCTTTGATGGGCGTGATGGCAGGGTGAAGTATGTCAGGCAGGTTTCCCATCCGGGCACAAACGCGCAGGCGCACATCTTCCCGATCTATCGCTCTGAGAAAAAGAACATGCGCCGCCGCATGGCGCGCGTCGTCAATCGTGCGCTGAAGAAGGCCATCGAAAACCAGCAGACGACCAAAGCCGATGGGGAGATCGCCTGATGGCAATATCACCGGACCTCGAATTGCAGGGGCTGATCGTCACGACGCTGGAGAACGACGCGACCGTCAGCGCGCTCGTCGATGGGCGTATCTATGACCGCATCGACAATGGAGATACCGACGTCGAGTTCCCTTATGTGAACTTCGCCAATTCCAACGAAGTCGAGGATGACGCCGACTGCATCAACGGTTCCGGCATCTTCGTCCAGATCGATGTCTGGTCGAGGGCACCCGGCTTTCCCGAATGCAAGCAGATCGCCAGCGCCGTCCGCGATGCGCTGCATGACCGCGATCTGCAACTCACTGTGAATGCGCTTGTCCAGCTTCGGTGCCAGCGCATCCGCGTCTTCCGCGATGGCGATGGCCTGACAAGTCACGGCGTCGTGGAATTAGAAGCGCTCGTCGAGCGTCGTCCTTAATCGAAAGGGAGCCCCAATGGCACAGCCAACAACCGCCAAATTTGGCAAAATGCGCATCCTGCTCGGGGCTTACCCCGACGTTCTCGTATCGATCACCAGTATGTCGAACACCAACCCGGCGCAGGCCACCGTCGCGTCAGGCGATATCGGCAAGTTCCATGACGGCCAGTCGGTCACCATCTCCGGCCTCACCACCGACATGGTTGCCGGTAACGGCGTCCACAACATCACGGCGGTCGGTTCTCCAGCCAACACCTTCACGTTGGTCGGCGTCGATCTGTCCGCAGCAGCAGCGGCGCAGACGACCGGCAACGCGACCGTCAAGGATACGTCCGGCACGGTTACCTATGTTGCGCCGTGCGGCCTGACGACCAAGAACCTGCAAATCTCCAAGAACCTTCAGGAAGTCGATATCCCGGATTGCGACGATCCTGATGCGCCGTCGTGGATCGCCCGCGACGTCCAGAACCTGTCGATCACGATCTCCGGCGACGGCGTTGCCGCAGCGGAAAGCGTGCCCGACTGGAATGCCGCCGCCATCTCAACGGCGTCGGTTCCGATGAAGGTCGAAATCGAGTTCTCGGTCGGCGTCAAAACCTTCACTGGTGACTTCGTTGTCGATCAGCTGACCTTCGGTGCAGAGCAGGGCGGTCGCGTGACCCTCGCCTTCAATGCGCAGTCGGACGGCCAGATCGCCGACGTCTGGACACCAACGCCGTAACGGGGTGTGACGAATGGCAAATCGTGACGCCAGAATCACGGAAGACTTCGCGGATGGCACCTATGAGTTCTGCATGAACTACGGGGCCATCCGCATGCTTCAGGAAGCTCGCGAGATGGGGCCGCTATTGCTTTACGGCGTCCTTCAGTCGAGCGCCTGGCGCGTCGAAGACCTTCGCGAAATCATTCGGTGCGGCCTCATCGGTGCGGGCATGTCGCCAGCGCAAGCCGTGAAACTTGTCCGCCTCTACGTCGAGGAACGTCCGCCCATGGAAAGTGTGGCGCTCGCCACCAGAATCCTTGGCGCTGGTCTCATCGGCGCACCGGATGAAAACGTGGGGGAGTCCTCAGCGGCAAATCAGCCAGTGACCGGGCCGACGATCTTCCCGGTGGTCAACTGAGGTTTGCCGCGATCTATGGCAGTGGCGCAGCAATCGGTTTCTCGCCTGATCAGATCGACAGGATGTCGATGTGGCAGTTCACGGCAGCAGTCGAAGGATGGGTGAAGGCAAACAGCACGGATGAAGACGGTCCTTCCGGTTCAACGATGAGCGACGCTCAGGCCGATGAAATCTGGAAGTGGATGCAGGACAAGCGGGACGTTCCGCTCACCGGTATGAGGCATTGAGATGGCGAACGAAGCTGACACAAAACTGGTCCTGCAAATCGAGGCGAATATCAAATCGCTGGAACGGTCGCTGAAGCAGGCCGGTCTTCTCGAAAAGCAGTTGAACACGGAAATCCAGAAGGATTTCACCAAGACCAGCAACGTCGTCGAGCAGCAGTCGCAGTCGATCAGCCGTTCGATGCGCCAGACGCAGCAAGCGACACAGAACCTGTCGTTCCAGTTCAACGACATCGCACAAGGGCTGCTGTCTGGCACGTCGCCGTTCACGATCATGATCCAGCAGAGCGGGCAGGCGGCTCAAGCAATCGAGGGCATCGGCAAGGGCAACGTGCTTCGTGGCGTCGGACAGGCGCTCGCCAGCATGTTCTCTCCGGCGTCGCTGGCGATCTCCGGCCTCATCCTCGGTTTCGGCTTTCTGGCACAGGCGGCGTCGGACTATTTCAGCAGCGGCGAGAAAGAGGCGAAAGACCTCAACGAAGAACTGCTGAAACAGGTCGATATCCTCAACACCATCCGCGAACAGCAAGGCCTGTCGAAGGTCTCGACCGACAACATGTCATCGGTCGAAATCTTCGTCGCGATGCGGGATGCGCTTGCCAAGAGCAAGGAAGCAGCGACCAGCCTTGCCGACACGCTCAACGATTTGCAGGACGAAATCCTTGGCATCCCGGTCGATGAGTTCGAAGGGCAGACCTACGTCATCCAGACGCTCGACAGCGAATTGAGCAAGCTTCAACAAGGAATCAAAAGGGGTGATGCCGACTTCGAAGCGTTCGCCCGGCGCATGCAGGAAATCGAGAAAATTCCGCTACCGGATCGGATAAAGGAACTGGTGACACAGGTCATCGACCTTTCATCGAAGGCGGCACTTTCCAAGGAAGCGCTCGACAAGCTGAAGGCCGCGATGGCCGGTGTGAACGATGGCGTACGCGAACTCAACGCGTCGATGATCCAGTTCCAGCCGCTGTCGCCGATCACGTCGGACATGATCCAGACGAACGAATTTTCACAGCGCGTCGGCGAGTTCCGCCGTCTTGCCGGTGAGGCGAAAGGCATCACCGCCGACTTCATCAAAGACCGTGAGCAGTTCCGCACCCATGCCTATTGGGATGTGAATGCATGGCGCGTCGGATTTGGCAGTGACACCTATGTCGATAGCATGGGCCAAATCCAGAAGGTGACCGAACAGACCGTCGTCACCCTCGACCAGGCAAACGCCGATCTGGCGCGGCGCATCGGCGAGTTCCAGCGTGGCGTCATCGGCGCTATCGGGCCGGACCTCTGGCGGTCGCTCGACGAAAAGCAACAAGCGGCTCTGACATCCATTGCCTATAACTACGGCTCGTTGCCGGGCCGGATTGCCAAAGCGATCAAGACTGGCGACCGTGGACAAGTGGCAGACGCCATCGCGGCGCTTGGTGGCGACAACAAGGGCGTCAATCGTGGACGTCGCCAGATGGAAGCCGAACTCTACGGCGGTGGCAGCTATGACGCGAAGAAGAAGTCCATCGACGACCTCATCCTCAGTGAGCGTGAGCAGTTGGTGCTTCAGCAGCAGATCAACGAGATCAATGCGAATGCCGCACTCACCGATGAGCAGCAGCAGTTCCAGATCGATAAGCTGACGGCCTCGACGAAGCTGCTCAATCAGGCAAAAGCCGAAGGCATCGTTCTCACCGATGCGGTGCGCACGAAGATCGAACAGCAAGCGACGGCCTATGCCGCAGCAGAGCAGCAGCAACGCCAGCTGGCGCTGACGCAGAAGGACAGTGTGACGGCGGCGAAGGAACTGGCCGCTGCACAGGAACAACTCGGCCAGCAATACACCAACATCGCCAAGAGCGCGCTGTCGGGCTTCATCAACGATCTGCGCAATGGCGTGAGTGCCGGTGAAGCCTTCAAGAACATGCTCAACCGGGTGATCGACGGCATCATCAACATGACCATCGAAGCGCTGTTCGCGAAGAACGCACTTGGCGGCGTCTTCTCCAACTTGTTTGGTGGTGGCAGCGGTGGTTTGGGTGTCGGCCTTTATCACCGTGGCACAGGCGGCGGCACGCGGGACATGCGCAATGTCAGTCCGGCAATGTTCGCTGGCGCACCACGGCTGCACAACGGGCTCAATCCCGGTGAGTTCCCGGCAATCCTTCAGCAAGGCGAGCGCGTCGTGCCTCGATCGACTGTCCGGCGCGGCGGCGGCGGTGGTGGCGGCAACACCTATCTCGGCGACGTCTCGATCGATGTCCAGACCGGCATGGTGACGGCATCGAATGATGACGCGCGCGATCTCGGTCGCCAGATCGATGTCGCCGTTCAAGCCGTGCTGGTGCGCGAAAGTAGGCCGGGCGGTTTGTTGAAGAGGGCTGGATAATGGCAAGTTTCGATGGCACCACACCTTGCTGGATCCCGGACGTTCCTCTCACGCGGGAAGACAGCACGCGCATCCGTGTCGCGCAGTTCGGCGACGGCTATCAGCAGCGCACACTGGACGGCATCAACGCCGTCAACACCAAGTTCTCGTTGCAGTGGGTGAACCGCAAGAACGACGTCATCAACGCGATGGTCGCATTCTTCGTCGCGCAGAAGGGCGAAAGCTTTCTCTATCGCGAACAGCAGACACAGGAAGTCTGGCAGGTGGTTTGCGACGAGTGGCGCATCTCGTGGGATATCCGCCGCCGCAACTTCATCGGTTTCGTCTCGGTTCCGCTCTACTACGGCACGCTGTCGGCAGAGTTCAAGCGCATCTACGGGGTGACGGCATGACGGTCAGGACAGACGTCCACCAACTTGGTCCGCTGGAGATGGTCGAGATGTTCGTCTTCGACGCGACGGCCATCGGCGGGCAGGTGTATCGCTGGCATCCCGGCACCACCAACACCGGGGCGGCAATCACATGGCAGGGGCAAATCTACAATCCGATGCCGATACAGGCGGAAGGTTTCGAGGTGTCGGCGGTCGGCAAGTTGCCGCGCCCGACCTTGCGCGCATCCAACATCAGCGGCGAACTCGACAACTATCTGAGATCGGTCAACGACGGCCTCAACGCCAAGGTGACGAGAAAGCGGACCCTGGGAAAGTACCTCGACGCAGTCAACTTTCCTGATGGCAATCCCTACGCCAATCCAGCGACGTCGTTCCCTGACGAAATCTACTATGTGTCGCGCAAGGTGACGGCCAATCCGATCTTCGTCGAAGTCGAACTTGCGGTGAAGTTCGATACCGAAGGCGTCATGCTTCCGCGTCGGCAAGTGATCGCTGGCATCTGCCAGTGGGTCTATCGCTCGGCGGAATGCTCCTATGCCGGACCGCCAGTGCAGGACATCGACGGCAACCCGACGACCGATCCGGCGAAGGACAGGTGTCGGAAGACGCTGACGGCGTGCCAAGCCCGGTTCGGCGTCAACGGCGTGCTGCGCACATCCGCATTCCCGTCATCCTTGCTTGTGAGGCAGTCATGACGTTTGAGCCGACCGACGACATCATCAAAGCGGTTCTGGCGCATGCGGCGGAATGCGATCCATACGAATGTTGCGGTGTCATCGCCGATGGCACGTTCATGCCGATCACGAACAACGCAACCGACTTCGACACGTTCGTCATGAACATGACCGAATACCTGGCAATCGCGAAGAAGCACAAGATCGAGGCCATCGTTCATAGCCACATCTACGGACCGCCCGTACCGTCCGAAGCCGACAAGGCGATATGCGAAGCGACCGGCAAGCCGTGGTTGATCGTCTCGTGGCCGCTCGGCACATGGGGCGTGATCGTGCCGACCGGATACAAGGCACCGCTGATCGGTCGCCAGTGGGTCTATGGCGCGCACGATTGCTATGGCTGCATGCGTGACGGTTTCGAGCATTTCACCGGCATCAAAATCCCGGACTTCCCGCGCGACTGGCTATGGTGGGAAAACGGCGAGAACATCATCGAAGGCCAGTTCGCGGAAGCCGGTTTCAAGCAGGTGACCGGCGAGTGGCGACACTGCGATGTCATCGGCATGAAGGTCTGGCCGTCGAAGGTCGTCAACCATCTCGGCCTGTTCGTCTCGCCCGATCTTATCCTGCACCACCTGTTCGGTCGGTTGTCGGCGCGCGAAGTCTATGGCGGCGTGTATCAGATGACGACGGTGCTGCACTTGCGCCACGAAAACTTCATGGATGCACCGCCGCCATTGCCAGCTGGCTACACGCCGTGGGGGTGGACATGATCACGCAAGACCTGATCACCATCCGCATCCATGGGCCGCTCGGCGACAAGTATGGCGTCGAGCATCATTTCGCCGTGTCATCGCCAAAAGAAGCGATCGATGCGCTCGACGCCAACTATCCGGGCTTCCGTGGCGACTTCCTTGCGATCCCGTCCTATGGCCTTCTGGTGGACGGTGACTGGCGGGACGAGGGCAACTGCCCTGATGTTGCCAATGCGCCGGTTGCCAAGGAACTGGACATCTGCCCGATTATCGAAGGCCGCATCTTCGGAGCCATCGTCTCGGCGGTCACCGCCATCACCGGCCTGACAGGGATCGCGGCGACCGTGATCGGCGGCATCATCACCCTTGGCCTGATGACCGGCATTTCTCTGCTCTTGGCACCGAAGCAGAAGAAGACCTCTACGGACTCGCAGAAAAACGAGAACTACATGTTCGCCGGGCCGGAGAACGTCACCGAACAGGGTGCGCCAGTTCCGCTGGTCTACGGTCATTGCTTCGTCGGTTCGGTGGTGATCTCGGCTGGTTTCGAAGTGGCCGATGGCGTCGGTACGACGATCAATGACGAATACATCTGGCCGCAGAACGATCCCGCCTTTGCGATGATGACGATGGAGAAGGTGAGCATCAGCGACAAGCTGGCGGCATCTCGCCAGACACCAGCTGACCCGGATGAAGCGATCTCGCCACCCTTTGAAGAGCCAGACCCGTTCTCGGTCTGGCGCAAGCCGCGCTGGATTGGGGATAACGCATGAACCAACACCTCACGCCATTCGGGATTGTTGGCGCTGGCGGCGGCAAGAAGAAGAGCGGCGGTGCGACCGAACAGCCGAACTCGCTGCACTCGAAACAGATCGCCCGCATCGTCGATCTCCTGTCCGAAGGACCAATCGTCGGGCCGGTGAACGGTGCCAAGTCGATCTACTTCGATGGCGTGCCGATCATCTCGCCGGACGGAACGAGCAACTTCACCAACTATTCCATCGTCGGCGCTGGCGGGTGGCCCGACCAGGACGTGCTGAAGGGCTTTGCCCAACAACAAGCAGAGACCGGCGTCGGTGCGCAGGTGAAGAAGCCGACGCCGATTACACGCACGATCATCAATGGTGATGTTGACCGGGCGCGCATCACCGTATCCGTTCCGGCATTGCAGATCGTCAACACGTCGAGTGGCGACATCAGGGGCACAAGCGTTGTCTTCGATGTCTTCCTGCAATCGAATGGCGGCGGCTACCAGCTGGTGACCCGGCACGAAATTTCCGGCAAGACCAACACCCGCTATCAGCGCGCCCTGTCGTTCCCGCTGACGGGCAGCCCGCCGTGGAATATCCGCGTCACCCGCGTCACGGATGACTCGACCACGACCAATCTGCAAAACGATCTCTATTGGGATAGCTATACTGAAATCATCGACCAGAAGGTGAATTACACCCTGTCGTCGGTGATCGGCGTGACGGTCGATTCCGAGCAGTTTCAGTCGGTGCCAAAGCGGACCTATGAGATCAAGGGTCTCATCATCAACGTGCCGTCGAATTACGATCCTGAAACGCGCGTCTATACCGGCGTTTGGGACGGCACCTTCAAGGCGGCATGGACGAACAATCCGGCGTGGATTTTCTATGACCTCGTCACCAATTCCCGCTACGGGCTTGGTCGCTTCATCAGCCAGACCGAAGTCAACAAATGGGCGCTCTACAAGATCGGCCAGTGGTGCGATGTGAATGTCTCTGACGGCAAGGGTGGTGTCGAGCCACGCTTCGTTTGCAACGTCGTCATCAACACGCTTCAGGAAGCCTATGATCTGCTCAACACCATGGCCGCGACATTCCGGGGCTCGGCCTATTGGGCAGGCGGCGAGATGGTGGCGACGGCTGACATGCCGTCCGATCCCGTCGCGCTCTACACCAACGCCAACGTCATCGACGGCACGTTCAACTATCACGGCTCCGACCTTCGTTCCCGCCACAACATGGCGGTCGTCGCTTGGAACGATCCCGACAACCTTGGTGAGAACCGGCTATCCATCGTCGAGGGCGACATCGACAGCATCGCCCGGCTCGGCATTCAGAAGGTTGATCTCGCCGCCGTAGGCTGCACATCGGAAGGGCAGGCGATCCGCACCGGGCGCTGGCAGCTTTACACCGATACCTATGAAGGCGAGTCGGTCGATTTCGTCGCTGGCCTCGATACCGCATGGGCGCGACCGGGCGAGATCGTCAAGGTGGCCGACATCAATGTCGGCGGTCAACGTCGCGGTGGCCGCGTCATCGCATCGACGACAATATCCATCACGACCGATGCGCCGATCCCGATGCAGGCCGGTGTGCAGTATGCGGTATCCGTCATGCTGGCTGGCGGCATCGTCGCCACGTCGCAATACATCTCCAACATCGACGCCGACGTCACCGTTATCCCACTGTCGCCACCACTGGCGTCAGCGCCTCTTCTCGATTCGATTTTCGTGATCACCTCAACCGATCTCGACGCGACCCTCTGGCGGGTGGTGACGACTCGCGAGCGCGACGGCGACAAGTATGAAATGACATGCATCCGCCACTTCCCCGGAAAGTGGGATGCTGTCGAGAACAACATACCGCTGGCGATTCCCGACATCTCGAACATCGGTATCATCGATCCCATCACCAACCTCAACGTCACCGACTATCTGGTGGCGCTTTCGACAATCTCTGTCGGCGTCCGCATGCTGATCTCGTGGACGTCGAGCGCACCGCAGTTCGAAGTGGCAATCCGACCGAAGAACGGCAACTGGATGCGCGCCGTTATCAGCCAGACGGCTTATGACATCGAAGCGCTGGAATCGGTTTACGACGTCTGGATCACACCGATGAACCTGCTTGGTCGCAGGGGGGCAACAACCAAGATCACTTACGAAGTCATCGGGCGATCCGCGCAACCAGCCGACGTGACGAACTTCCGCATCAACATCGTCAATGGCGTTGCCATGTTCCAATGGGCACCGGCAACCGACATCGACGTCATTATCGGCGGCACGTTCGAAATCAGGTATTCACCGCGCACGAGTGGCGTCACCTGGACAAGTTCCAACACCCAATTGCAAGCCATTCCCGGCACTGCAACGAGTGTCGAACTGCCCTACAGGGCTGGCACATATCTGATCAAGGCAAGGGATATTCTCGGCCTCCAGTCGAAAAACCCGGCGATGATCACGGCCACGCAATCAGATCAGGCGACAACGACATTCGTCCGCATCTGTGAAAGCCCGACGTGGCCCGGCACGAAATCCAACGTGCAGGTCCAGATGCCGCAGGAATGGCTGATCATCACCGACAGCGGTACTGGTCCCGGCATCTACACGTTCCAACAGAAGATCGACATGGGCGGAACGTTCCCGGTCCGGCTCTATGTCGATATGCTGGCGTTCCCGTACTATGAAGACGACATCTTCATCGACAGCAGAACCGACCCGGTCGATACATGGCAGAGTTGGGATTCGTCGCAGGACGACGGGCTAGGCTCCGTCACTATTCAGGTCAGCCAGACCAACGACGATCCGGCGAGCGGTAGCGCAGTCTGGTCCGACTGGACGCAATTCATCGGTTCCGATTACACCGGTCGCGGCTTCCGCTTCCGCGCTTGGCTCGACGCGCCGGACGGCCAGAACGTCGCCATCGAACAGCTATGCATCATCGCCGACGTCTCAGCCAAGATGGACTATGGTTCCGACATCCCATGGCCCGCTGCGACGACGATCATGCACATCTCTTACGCCTTCAATTTCGTCTATGAACCCGCGATCTCGATTGCGGTGCAGGAAGGCGTGCCCGGCGACACGTTCAAGATCACCAACAAGACGCAAGGCGGATTCGATCTGCAAATCCTGAAATCTAATGGCACTCCGGTCGGGGCGAACCGCACCTTCGACTGGACCGCGCAGGGGTACTGACCATGGCACAGCACGACTATGTAATCGACAACGGTCCCGGCCTGACGGTCCGCACCGATATCAACGCCGCCTTTGCCGCGATCAGGTCATCGAACTCCGGCGCGGTCGCGCCAGCATCCGTCGTTGCCGGTCAGTTATGGTTCAACACCACGACCGGGCAGCTTCAGATGCGCAATGCCGGGAATACCGCTTGGGTCGGCATGACGTCGGAAATGGGCGGCAACGTCGCCATCGACACGACCAACAACTATCTGCAATTCACCGGCACGACGCCGAACGTCGGAACGGCGCTTTTGGCCGTTCGCGATAACAGGACAACCACCACCACAACCGGCAATGCCGTTTTCTCGGTCAAGCGTCAAAACAGCACGTCGGATAGCCTGCTTCTTGGCAACGACGGCAATAGCGCGGCGTTGATCGGCGGCGCGAATGTGCCAATGCGGTTCGGCAATTGGGTGAGCGGCGTTTTCACGGAAAGCCTGAATGTCTCAGCGGCGGGCCAATACACGTTTTTGTCGGGTTCGGCAGATGTAATCATCGGTGCCGGATCGGGTATCGAGATTGTCGGTGCAGCCCCTAACATCAAATTCACCGACAACACCGCGAGCGCCTATGATTTTTGGGCGCATGCCGATGGAAACACCTTCTATATTCTCGTTGACCGCGATGGCAACGGTTCGTGGGATACGCCGCACCCGCTGTCGTTGGCCGTCGCGACTGGCGTTGGACAACTATTCGGTAACACGATCTACACGACCGCGAACCTTCCGCCCTATCCCGTTGGCGTCGTGGAATCGACCGGCAGCACGATTGTTGCGCGTGATCCAAGCGGCGACATCAACGTGCGGCTCGTCAAGTCGGAATACGATGTAACCAATGCGTCAATCGGCTTCATCATGACGCAGATCGATACCGCCACAAATAACTACGTTCGACCATCGACGCCCGCACAAGTGGCCGCCGCCTTGAGCGGCATGATCTCGCCGCCGATGTATACCGGCAGCAACTCAGGAGAAACGAACTTCCCGGTCGGAACAATACTGGCGGCCACGGTGGGGACCGGGGAAGGTATCAGAAACCAAGCACACACCCTCAGAATTTGGTCAGAGAATGCTGGCCAGTATGTAACGGTGGCGGTCGGTGGAACGGGCGCAAACTTGTCTGGAACATGGCGATGCCGTGGAATGACGTCCTACGCTGGGTCTGAGGTTCTATTCCAGCGTGTCGCGTAAAAAACGGAGATATCAGAATGACATTGGATGACAATATGCCGCTGAATGAAGAGCCGGTTATCTATCCGCTCTTGATCACAGTGCATTCAGCAACGGAAACAGCCACCGCTGGAACTCTCAGCATGGACGTAACCATGCAAGTCTCAGCCGATGGCGTCGAAGAACGTACCTCCTATGCGTACAACGAGACCGACCCTTACGGGCTTTCGCCGCAGATAAGGCAATGGCTCGCCGACAATCCCGATTTTCCGATTGCGCCATACGTGCCGCCGACCATCGAGGAATTGCGCGCGGGATCGGCACCGATCCCGCGCATCGATTTTCGCAACCGGGCGCTTGAAATCGGTATTACCACCACCGTCATCAACGAATATCTGGCGAGCATCAGCGACCCGTTGCACCAAGAGGAGATGCGAATCTTTTGGGAAGATTCGCAGTGGTTTCAACGCCTGGATACCTTCTGCGTCGAGCTAGGCGAATATGCCGGGAAGACGCCGGAAGAGATGGACACGATATGGCGGATCACAGCTTGAACGGATTCAAGGAATGATAAGTGAAGCAGGACAGTCCAGCGCAGGAAAACGATATGTCGCTACCAGACGCCATTGAACGAAGCGTCGAGACGGTGACAGGAGGCTTGCGGGGAAACCCGCTTTGCCTCGCTGCGGTCCTGCTGTCGGCCCTGTTCGGCCTGCTCACCTATTACTCTTTGACGAATGAACGACAGGAGCAGCACGCGCGGATGATGCGCCTGCTCGACGCCTGCCTTCCGATCAAGGGGTCGCCAGCCACGATCCCGGACAGTTACCTTCGCGGCGGATTGGATACACGGCCACAAGGAGGCCAGCTGGCCGACTTTTGAACTGATGGGTATGATGGGAGCCGACAAGGCGCAAGAAGACGCTGTACGCGTCGCTGTGAAGGGAAGAGCAATGAACGAGCATGCAAAGCCGGAACCTTTACCAGAACGCATCCCGTTCGAAACGAACATGAACCTGACGATGCGGACGCCAAAGCTGCCGCCGACATACAAGTATGCGCCGCTACCGGATATCACGGCGCTTGAAGTGGCGTATCTGCTGGAGTTTTGCATCGCGGCGGTTTCAAATAGCCCGCTGGAAAAGCTGTATGAAAAAATGCCGCCAGAGGCGCGGCGTCATCTTGAAGTGGTCGAGGGATAGCCGGGCAGTGGCCGGTGCCCTTGCCGTGGTGGCGTAGGGAACGACACCGGCCCGCCACCTGTCCGGTTATGGACGGCGCAGCCAAAGTGCTTCAGCTGCGCCGTCATCATTCAGGCCCGATGCTGCTCCAGCATCACGACGTTGTTCTCTCCCATGCAGATGCGGCGCACGGCGCTTTCCCACTTCAGCATCGCCTCGTACTTCTCTTCGAAATAATCATAACGGTTATAGATCGCAGCGACGCCGGAGATCGTGCCGGAGCGGTGGTTCAAGATCGCTTCGACCACGTGCGGCGGAATCTTCATCCGCGCCATGCCGGTCGCAGCGGTGCGGCGCAGATCATGGAAGGTCCAGTGATCCATCGGTTCGATGAGTTGGGCGTCGGCACCAGCGGCCTCGGCTTCCTCGCGTTTGATGTCGATGATGTGCTGGTCAAGTGCAACCTTGGCGACACCATAGGCCGTCGCGGCGGTCGTGCGGCGATGGGTAAAGACATGCGTCTGGTCGTCATCCCTTGGCAGCGCATTGAACAGCGTGAGCAGCATGCCTGTCATCGGAACGACGTGGTCATCCTTCTTGTTCTTCGTGCGGTGTTTCGGGATCGTCCAGATGGGCATGTTGGTCTGGTAGTCTGGATCGCCAAGAAGTTCGTCGAACGTGGCACCGCCGACTTCCATCTTTCGCTGGCCGGACAGGATCAACGCCTTCGTCACCAGACCGTAAGGGTAGCCAAGGCGATCCGCCGCCAGCCAGACGAGACGCAGTTCGTCGTTGGTGAGAACGCGGGAACGGCTCTTCTCTTCGTTTGGTTGCTTGGCTGTGGCGAGCGGTGAAAAGTCGATCAGGTCGCGATTGACGCACCATGCAAAGAAGGTGCGCAGGATCGAGAATATCCGGTTCGCTTGAACAGGTGCGCCACGGTCGGTGATCGCATCGAGAAGAACGACCACGTCACGGCGGCGGATGTCGCTGACGCGCTTGTTGCCCCATGCTGGCTTGATGTCGTTCTTCCACGCCGCCTTGCACAGGCGGTTATGGGATTCGCCATTGGCCTTCATGTAGCGCGTGATGAAATCAGGAAAGACCGAACTCAACAGCGTGACTTCCGGCTTCATCTCTTCGCGAGGATCGCGCCCGCTGGCGACGGCGAGGAAGATTTTGCGGGCGATGTCGCGGGCGTCCTTCAGTCCAATCTTGGGATAGGTGCCGATGGTCTGCTTGATCGGCTTGCCGCCGAAACGGTAGCGCGCGGCCCACGACTTTGCGCCTGACGACTGCACGACGAGATAGAAGCCCGGAAGGGTCGCGTCGGCGATCTCCTTGCGGTTGGCGGGGGTCGGGACGTTCAGGACATACTTGTCGGTGAGATTGACAGCGGCCATTTGTGCTTCCTTTGGCGAGTTGCAAAACCGGAATTTTTACGGGGCTGCAAATTCCGGGGTAACCCTTGGGGTAACTGGCTATCTGTATACTCGTGTATTCAACTGTTGTCTACTGTTGCCAGTAAGTACCGGAACGTATTGGGTAATTCTGGTGTTTTGTATGTCTACTGTAGTCTCGTGGGGTAACAAGTTTGGCTATTTCTGTTGATCGTTCGTCACTTGATTCGCCAAAAAATATGCCGCCTTTTCAATTAGATAGGTCTATGGGGCCATGTTCGGGGTAACAGTCGGGTGAAAAATGCAGCTGTTAGCCACTGTAGTCTCGTGTCGGGTAACGTTGCCATCAGTCGTCATCCTTCGGCGGCTTCAGCCCGGCGAAATAGAGCAGATCGTCTTCCGTCGTCTCGGCCAGATTGAGGATCGTGATCTTATCGGCGACATCGATGCCGAACCGTGGTTCCCATGTCGCGTCGCAGTAGCTGGTCGCCACGCGCTCGTCCGGGCGATCCACCGGATAAAATTCGAGCCGGTAGCGGTGGCGCTCCGGCTCATAAAAGACCTTCAGGTGGTGATGGCGCGACGTGGACTCGTAGACCAGTACGCCGGTCGGTTCGGTCATGGTTTCTTCTCCTTGTAAGCGATCATCAGCGCCGCGCCGGTCGCAGCAGCTTCGCGCCTGGCAGCGGCCTCGTCGTCAAAATAAATCCAGCCGTCCGCAAAGTCTTTCACGAACCATGCGTCGGGCTTGCGCCGCTCCAGAGCGTCGGGAAACATCTTGAACTCGCCGGTCATTCGGCCCTCCTGTCCTTCGCGGCCAGTGCCGCCGCTTTCAAGATTGCCGTCGCGCAGAGCGGGCACAGATCGGTGAAGTCCAGCCGCTCCTTGTTGCCGTAAGCGTCGGCGTCGCGGGTGCCCTCGATCCGGCACGAGCCCCAATCCTTCGGCTTGGAATACTTGACGCTCGCCATGCCGCCGCCGCTGTAATCCTTGTGGCCCGTCTTCTCGACGGTGGCACCGCAGTTGTCGCAGCTGATCTTCGGGATGATCTCGACGTCAGCCAATTTTCAGTTCCCCCTTCACATTTAGGGTGACGTCGTGAACTTTGTGGTCCGTATCCTCATCGACCATCGCTTCCCGCAGCGCGTAGTTGATCATGTTCAGGTTCATGCCGTGATTGCACGACAGCGCTACACTCATCGGCGACGCTCGACCGTCTGGCCCGCGCCCGACAATGACTGTGATGAGCAATGTCGTGACGGCCATATCGACGCCGTCCGATAGGTTGTTCAATTCGAACTCGCCCTTCGCCCAAACTTCCGGCGCATGAATTTCGAGCCGACTGGCAAGTTCTTCGACCTTCTCTTCTATCGTCGCCATCACCGTTCCTCCTTCTTCCGTGTTTCGAAAACATAGACGGCTTCAGCATGCCAAGGCGGTTGCCGGTCGTCATAAATCCAGCCGCCGTGCGGCCCGCGCCAGCGCCAGCCGACGTGCTTGAAGATCACGTCAGTAGGTGGAATACGAGCGTCGGTTTCGGACGTAGATTTCGACAAACCGGATCGGTGTTTTGATGTGGCCGACAGTGATGGCTCCAGAGATTCCACGTTTCAATTCCCTCGCAATATGTTCGCTGACAAACCCGGCGTGCGACAGGCCGGATGGTTCTCGGTCGTTCCACGCTTCCGCCGCCGCCGTCTCGCTTTCGCACCAGCCGATGGGATAGTTGTTGCGGCCATGGGCGTGACAGTCGTTGCAGAACACGTGCATCGCATAGGAGTGCGACGGATCGTCTTCGGCATAATCCTTGCGGATCGACAGGTCGGTGCCTTGACAGAACGGGCAGGGGAGAAGGACAGGGGCTTCAGACATTGACCTCGTCCGGCTTGGTGGCCGCGATCTTCGCCGCGACGTTCCAGCACGCTTGGCAGATGTCGTTCATCGATGAGCGCCTGCGTTCGTGGTAGTCCGCCCGGTAGCTCTGCTGCTGCGTCTCTGTCATCAGCGACCGGTTCTTCTCGTACAGGCCGCGCTGTTCGATGGTGCCGATGAGGAAGCTGTCATAGGCGGCGGCATAGCTGGCGATCCCTTCAGGCGTCTTCCAGATCGCCTCATAGGCCCGCTTCAGTTCGTCGGCTTCCATCGATGGCACCGGCATGCCGTTCCCGGCGTCGTTGACGAAATACATCGCTTCCAGCATCCGGTCGGCGATGATCACCGCCTCGACTTCGGTCGCGCGGAAGGTGATAGGGTCTGACGGATTGACCAGTTCCCAAAGCTTCTTTTCCATTGCACTTCCTCCTGCTCAATAGAGCGCCAGTCGCGGATCAAGTCCGAGACGCAACGCGGTTCGGGGCGGGCAGATGCCGCCCTCTTTTTCAGCTTGCAACTGCCATTGGCATTCATGGGCGCGCGGGCAGTCATAGTCGCGCGGCTCGCGGGCGTCGGTGCGCTTCGGCTGGTTTGGCCCGGCGACCGGAACCGGCTGGCCGTGCGCGGCGCTACCGATCTGGTCATGGGCCATGTTCGCGCCGTCGCAGCAGCCTCGGCGATTGTCGTACCAGGCGCACGCTTTCGAGCGGCGCGGACAGGGATGGTTCTTCTGGCCGGTCCAAGGCGAGCCGTCAGGGGCGATCAAAGGGCACATGGTGGCTGGACACATCGTCATCACAACTTGCCTTTCAGGTACGCATTCATCCGATAATATTATTCGAAGGCGATCGATGTACATCCGCACTCGAAAGACAGGCAAAACTGTCGCAAGGATTATGAATGAAAGGTTATCAGCAGCATTCACCAAGTGATCGTAACGGCACCACCAAAAGTGTGAATTGACAGCGCTTGGCGTTGCGATAATCACCGTGGGTTATGCACGCAAGCCCTTGCATGCATAACCCTCACCACAATCATGTACTGAGAACTGCTATGAAAATCCTTATGACTGCCGTGTCAATCGTTTTGGCCGGTTTTGTGGCACTTGCTGAGAAGAAGGAACTTTGCAACGCCATCGATCCTACCGTCTGCGTTGTTCTTGACGCGATCCACACCGGCCTCAACACCTGATGATGGAGGGGCGGTCTCACGACCGCCCTTTTCATTCCGGCCCTTTCCCACGGTGCCTTTTCTCCCATTCCTCCAGTTCTGAAACCTTGAAATACCAGCGCCGTCCGACGACCAGCGGCTGAGGAAATTCCAGTTCCGGGTTACGCACCCATCGTTGCAGCGTCACCGTGTTGATGTTGTCGTAACGCTTGCAGACCTTGGCGCTCGTCAGGTAGACGTCCTGCTCTTCTGTCATCTTTTCTCACCATGTTTGACGCCTTGCCTTTCGTGGTTGATCGTTCACGCGTGATGTATCTGGTCATCCTCCAAACCGGCCATCGGGTGCGGCCCGCCAAACAGTTCTTCCTCGAAAGTCGGGATCATGCTTTCGGTCGCTATACGCAGCGACTTGAAAACGTGCTTGCGGATTTGCGGCGCGTGGCCCGCGAGATAAAGCGCCATCAGCTGGCAGAGCGCCGCACCCTGGATGGACGGATCGCGGCCCTCCAGCGCCTGACGGCACTGCTCGACGATCTCTTCCATTTCGTTAAATTCTTCGGCTGTGACGTTGCTCATATCCAGACCTTTTTTTCGAACAGGACCATCGGACCGACGATCCACGGCATGGTGCGCGGCTCGTATTCCTTTGGTGCGTGGACCCGGACATTGTTGTGATAGATCGCGGTCGCCGCCCGGTTGACTGGCAGACCGATGATGTGACCTTCCTCGTGCACGAACGCATCGAGATATTCCGCCTTGGTGTCCGTCCAGAACGGCCAGAACACGTTCACATGCTCCAGCAGTCTCGTGGTGACCGGATCGACGATGCGGTGGATGTGGTTGATGTTGCCGGGCTCGCACTCGACGACCCGGACCTCGTCCATTCCGTTCGGCCAGTAGATGCGGACATGCATCCTCATGGCTGCTGCACCATGAAATCGTGCGCCCAATTCTGATGATACTCGCCGCACTGGCAGACCCATCCGCCAGTCGTCGCGATCAGTTCCCGGTGCCCGGCGCACTCCGGCTTGCCGCCCGGACAGGTGAACGGATGAAACTGGCCGTTCTTCTGCCAAGCATTGAGCCGGGCGACATCATCTTCGGTGAATGGAGCCTTCATGACACATCCTCATCCAAGCGTGATGGTCGATGGGTGCACGCCCATCTCGTTCGCCAGTGCGGCGCGTTGCAGTTCGGCTTCTTCAGCCGCCGACTGCGTCACCGCGTCGATGTATTCTTCCTTGGTGAAAACGCCCTTGGCGATGAGAAGATCGACAAGCCCCTTCTGATCGGCCTTGCTCATATCTATGCCGACGCGAAGGTGTTTTGGCTCCAGTGCCTTCTTGTTCGGATTGTAGCCAATCGCCGCCTGCACCTTCTTGGCGGATTGCTGATAACTGTCCATCGTCGCATCCTCACTTGCTATAGACCGACGCCTCGACCCTACTCATCGCGTCGGCGAAATCCGGTTCGAACCATTCGGAGATCGGCTCCTTGCCGACGCCCTCTATCAATTGGTGACCGCACTGTTTGCATTCCCATAGGTCACCGGCCCAGACCTTGTATGCGCGCCAGCCGAGTTTCGGTCCGACAGTCGGGACCATTTCGCAGAAGACGAAACCGTTCTTCTTCGGATGGTAAAATGCCCGGCAATTGACGCATATCGGTCTCATCGCTCTTCCCTTGCCACCTGCCAAATCGCTACCAAGGCGATCCAGATGACGATCCCGATCACCACGAAGGCGATCTCATCCAGCCCCATCGTTCCCCCATCATTCCTTGCCGTGCATCATCCGATCTTTGTAGCGCACCAGTTCTTCGGCGATTTCGTCGAACGCCGTCCCGAAGATAACGGTGTCGCTGTCAGGATCGTCGTTCGCCGTGATCAGAATGGTCATCGCGGATGCCGCGCCATAGTAGAACAGGCGGCGGAACTCACGCTGGACGTCAGGCGGCGCTTTCGTTGTCAGCTTGCCGCCGTAGACCTCTTTCTCCATGCGGTGGAAAGCTTCGTCGAGCGGGCCGAGCGACGTTCGCTCCGGCTCCGGTGGTGCCTTCGCTTTCGCTTCGCGCTTCTCCTTCAGGTCGAGCCACGCCTTGCGAATGAACGCCATCTTCTCGTCGCTGGCGATGTAGTCGTATTCCTTGCTGTTCGGCTTGCGTAGACCGCCGTCAACGAACGACGCGAACACCGCCCATTCACCGCAACGGAAGCACATGGAGATGTCGCCATCGTTCGGTTTCTTTCCATTGTCGGTGACGCACGACGCCGCTTCCGCCTTGTATCCGCAGAACGGGCAGCACGTGTTGCTGTCAATGGCGTTTAGCATCTTCGCCTCCTTCGAAACGGGCGATCTGCTCCTTGAGCAGGCGCACAACGTCGTCGCGCTGGACGTTGGAAATGTAATTGGCGCGGCCCAATTCATCGCCGATGGGAAAGACCATGAGGATGAACCCGTTCTCGGCATCCTTGCGGAAAGCTTTGCCGTTCAGGACTTTATCGACGCCTTCAGCAAGTCCCTGCATCAGTCTGGTGTAGCGCTCTTCAATCGGCGTATCTCCGAGTCGCTTCTGGTCGTCGCTCATGATTTCGTTCCCCCTACGGTGATGGTGGCGCTCGACGCTTCTTCCGGCATTTCGCCATTCAGATGTTGCGCGGTGATCCGCAGCAGCTTGGCGACCTCGTTGATCGGCTGCGTCCGGTTGAAGGTGCAGGTGCTGGCGATGACCCTTGCGCCATCCGCATCGACCTCGATCCCGGCGACGATGACGATGGGCACATAGAACAGGGTGTCGGTATTGGCCTCATGGCAAACCTCGCTCAAATCCTCCAGCGCAGCGCCAGCCAGCAGACCGACCTTCTTCGTGGCGATCTTTGTCGACTCCGACATCACGCGGGCTCCTTCATGAAACGATCGAGGATGTTGGTGCGGAAGCGCTCGACGGTGGACAGCAGTTCTTCCACAGCTTCCCGACCTTCTTCCTCTGCCAGTTTGGTGAGGGCTGGCATGCCGGTGCGGATGCTTTCGATCACCTCGGCGCGCGTTGCCCGGCGACCTTCGCGCCAGAAGGTGACGGCCTCTGGATCGCCAACCTGCATCAGGATTCCGTGCGCCCGGAACACCGTGTAACTCTTCGTCGCCCATAGAGCGGTGACGCCTGGATTGCGTTCGATCATGATGCCGCCCGGATTGACGTGGTCGATGTCCGACACGTCGGAGCGCTTCGCCAGCGGCTTTGTCAGGAACGGGCAGGCGCGGGCCGCGAACTCGGCGCACTCGCGATGGCACGGCGGCTCGCTGGTCGTGCGCGTCACGGTGCACATCGGGCCAAGAACGAACGTCTTCAGCTTGCCGAGATGACCGCCGCAAACCCAACAGCGATGCTCCTTCAGGCATTTGGTGAACTTCGCCGGATCGGCCACGCGGAAGTCCGGCTTGCCTTCGATCTCCATGGCGAAGTAGGGCACCGGATAGCCCTTCTCGTTGCGCGGCAAGTGCTTGATCGAATCTGGCAGGTAGTCGAAGTGCCTATTCAGCATCGGCTTGCTCCTTGTATTTCCGTCCGCAGAACGGGCAGTAGGTGAGAAACATGCCGGTTGCCTTCTCCTTGCCGCGCCCGGTTTCGATCTGCTCTGTCCTAAGCAACAGCCTGTCGCCGACGTCGTCAGCGCCGAGCGTGAAAGCCTGATAGAGCCGCGTGTTGCGCGTCTTCAGCATCGCGTTGATTTTCTCGACGCATTCGCATGTCATTGGATTTCGCTTTCCGGGATCGACGTGCCGTCAGCCATGATGACGTTGCGCCGCAGCACCTTGTCATCGACCTTGTCGAGCGCGCTGTTAAGCACGGACTTGAAGCCCTCGGCATCCATGCCGCCCGGCCCGGCGATGGCAACCCCGGCGAGGCCTGTATCGCCACTATCGTCATCATAGCGGTGGCCGATTCCAATGATGAGAACGGGTATGCAGAAGGTGTTGCCGTCCGGGAAGGCGTCCGCGAACTTCGCGATCCATTCCTGTTCCAGCGCCTTGAACGTGCCGCCCATGTTGGACCTGATCAGTTTCTCGACGCGCTCGTGGGGGAAATCATCGTCGCTCATTTCGCTGGTCCTGCCTTGTTGACGAACGATGCCAGCCCGACCAAGCCAAGCAGCACCAGATCGAAGATGAAGTCGAAGACGGGCGGCACGATCAATTGCAGCATCACGACCGCGCCCGCGACCGTCAGCAGAACTTCGGTGGTTTTCTTCTTGAGCCAATCCATTGCCTTGTTCCTTGAAAGAGAGGGGCGTGGAGCCGGAGCAGACTGCCGGTGCCCGGCTCCACTACGGCGGCGACGAAAGTTCCGAGTCAACGTCGCCACCGATCTGGATCAACCAGCGGCCAGCTTGTCATAGCTGACGTTGCAGATGTCGGCGATTGAACGCATCACCGTTTCTTCCTGTGGCCCGATGCCGCCCTCGTCGGCGACGTCGAGGCAGGCGAGCAGGATCGCTTTGCCCATCTCGCCCGTCTTGTCGCGGGCGATCACTTGCGCAATCTCGGCCTTCAGTTCGCTCTTGCCGGACCGTGTCGCGGTCTTCGGCGTCATGCGGCTGAAGGTGCTTTCGATCTGCTGTAGGGTGAAGGCCGACGAGATCGCGGTGTTCGACCGGATCACCGTCAGCGTCTTTTCGAACTCGGCATCGTCGATGCCGCCTTCCGCCGCCGCCGTCAGCGCGCACGCCGCCGCCATGCCTTCAAGATAGTCGGTGTTGCCAGCGAACTTGTTGATCGCTTCCTTGGCATTGCCTTTGAACATATTTCCGAGCAAACCCATCATCTTCTCCTGTGGTGGTTTTCGTTTTTCAGAGCGCCTGGCCGGTGTCGATCAGGTGGCGCAGCCGTTCAAATGACTTGCCCGTCTGCAACTGGACCGCCAGCACGGACGGAAGCGCCTGCTCAAAGCCATCGACGGCGTAGGAATACATCCCGACCTCGATGTGCGCGTTTGGACCATGCTTCTCCTTCAGGAAGCGCGCGAAGGCGCAGTCCCGGCAATGGTCATAGTCGTACTGGCCCGTCTGATCGTTGAGCCAGTAGCGGAACTCTTCAGTGATCGTCCGCATTTGCAGCATCAGGATTCTCCTTCCGTTGGTATTTGCGTTTGATGCCCACGAAGTAGTCGTTGAGCGCTTCCAGAACGGGCGGTTCAATGGCGATGGAATGCAGCTGGTCGTCACGCTCTGTTTCCAACCAGATGTTCCAGCCGTCGAAGGACACATAGACGCCATCGCCGATGTAAGCCCTGTCAGTTCTTTCCTGCATTCGCCTTGCCCTTCCGGTTATCGACGCGCGCCTCGATCGCGACCATCGGCATCTGGCACCGGGCGCAATAGGGCGTGTCGTCGAGCATCGCCGCTTCCTCCAGCGACAGGTCGCGCCTGCCCTTGCAGGCGACGCACTCGATGGTGATGCCGCTCTTGGTCATTTGCGCACCTCCTTCAGCCGCTTTTCGGCCAGCGCCCATGCGTTGCGGCGACCGGCGTCGTCCTTCTCGAAATGCTTGTCGAGACCAAGGTTTTCCCAAATCTGATGCACGGTGGCTTCATCCTTGGCTTCGGCAAGCTGGCGCTTCAGGCGCTCAATTGGGTCGGCTGACGTGTTTGTTGAGGACGGAACGTCAGCCCCTTCCGTGCCCTTCCCTGTTGCGGGGGAAGGCGGTGTGGCACGGTCGGCACCAGTAGCGGCGAAGGTGTCGAGCGACGCCGTGCTGGAGGATGGGGAATTGGGATCGGCACCAAGCGACGGGAAGGCGTCGTCGAGACTGGTCATGCCATCTTCGACAGCCTTCATCGTCGCAACGATGCGGGCAATATCAGGGGCCAACCATTCGGCGTGGACACGGCCCATCACCGCTTCGACCCGCCGAATGTCCAGCTTTTCTGCAATGCGTTCGCCGACGCGCGTGCGCCAGCCGACCAAGTTGCGGCCAATCTTGTCGACAAGGGCGTTCTTGGCTTCCTCGAAAGCGAAGTCGGCATAGGTCTGGAGCGCGTTGACGACCACGTTGCGGATCGCCTTCGATGCGCCGATCTGGAATGCGATGTCCAGCCTGCGATCCTCGTCACCGCCCATGCGTGATGCGTTCTTGCGCTGCTGGAATGGCCGAACCAACGAGTATCCGCTTTCGAGATCGACGAAGCGGGCGTGGAACAGCCAGTGATCGCCCAAATCCTGCGCCCGGCAATCGACTTCGCAGTTGCCGTACATGCGCGACAGGTCGTTCGCCAGCTTGATCGATGGCCCTTCGATCCAGTCGGTGGTGCCCTTGGCTTTGTTCTTCACCGGGAATCTGTAATACCAATTTTCGCCAGCAGCAGCGGCCAGCACCTTCAGTTTGTGCAGCACTTCGGAATCGTCGCGCTTCACCGCAACCGCCTGTGCGCCGTGCACCTGGTCCGTCATCGACATCGCCGCCGACATCGGCTGGACCGCCACTTCCTGCTTCACGCTGGCTGCAAAATCGTCGAGCGCCGAGCGCCGGTCTTCACGCGTTTCCATGTCTCAATCCTTCAGATTGTTCTCTGTGGCGCTTCGAACAAGTTCCACATAAATCCAGCATACTTGCCTTCACCGGGATCGACATCGACCCGGACGCCGCGCCGGTTTTGCGGCTCACGAACCGTCACCAGATAGCGGGTGATCAGATGGTCGCCGCCGCGTATCTGCGTTGTCACCATCATCACGTCGTCGCGCTCGTTTGCAGGGCGATCACCCGGACGCACGTGGTTTTCCGGGAACTGGCCGTCCGGGCCTGCTTTTTCGGTCGCGACCCATGCCTCGACGAGGTGCGAATAGGCGCGGGCGTTGGATACCTCCAGCAGCTTTCGAACGAACTTGGTCGAAACCATCTTCTCGAAATCGTTGCTCCAGAGCGTCTTCACCCAAATCAGATGCGAACCGTCGTCGATCACAAACAGGAACGGCACATTGCCGCGAAGGTCGAACTCCTTCTCGGCGAAGGCGACCAGCTTTTCGTGCAGTTCATGCGGCGTGATGCCGTGGTGATTTTCCGTCTGCCAAAGTTCCGGCAACATCCTACTTCTCCTTCTCACGGCTGATGCGCAACACGCGGCTCGACGATGCGGGCACCTCGTATGCTTTCCTGACCGTCTCCTTGCATGTGATCTTCCATCCGGGAAAATTGGCCTGTTCGAACTCGCCCATCTTGTGCCTGATCTCGGCGTTGAGCGCGTCCACTTCCTCAATGTTCTCGCCGATCTGTGCCTTCAGCGCTTCCCGGCGTTCCAGCACTTCGCCAAGCATGTTGTCCTGCGACAGGTCGATGGCTTCCGGGCGCGCGTCTGGATAGAGCGCGTTGATGGTATCGGTGTCGCGGCGGTAGTTCGGCGCGGGCATCTTGCCAGCCGCCATGTCTTTCCAGAACTCGTCGGCGATCTCGCATATCCGGGATTCCGCAGCCGCATGGCGCGGAATGTCGAAGACGTGCAGATCGGCGGAATAGTTGCCAACCGCCAGCACCGCGAGGATGCCGTGATCGGCGTTGAGCAGCATGTTTTCAGCGGCCACCTGAAGCGTGTAGCTCATCGGCGGCTTGCCATCCCATGCCTCGAAAGAGGGCAGGGCAATCGTCTTGATCTGGACGTTGACCAGACCTTGATATTCCGGCGTCTCGGCGATGGCGTCCGGTGTCGCGCCGAGCCGGTGAACGTTTTCGAACAGAAAGACGTTCGGCTGCGTCACGCGCCAGTCCGGGAAATCCTCGCCGATATAAGTGAGTGCGGCCCTTTCGAAATTCCGGCCACGCCGCATGATCGGGCTGTCCGGTTGGTTCTGGATAAGACCGCTCTTTTCGGCATAGACCGACAGGGGCGTGCGGTACTCATCGACGCCGCAGACGGCACCAAGTTCGGAGGCGCAAAGATAGGCACGCCGCCAGTCCAGCCATTCGGCCCTTGTCGTGACTGCTCTTCTGTGGACTTCCATTTCGTCACCTGATCAGCAGCCAGAGGATTGTTGCGAACTGGACGATCTCGGCGACCAGACAGGCGAAAACGACACGGTCATAGAAGTTGGTGGAACTTTCGAGATGTCTGATGCGGACGTTCGCTTCGATCAGTTGTTCTTCTATCGACTTCATCTCGACTGGCATCCTTGATCCTCCAGAATGGTGCGGGACGGCACCGGCAAGGCATTGCAGCGCCATCCCGCTTTCCCGCGCACGAAGGTAGGGCAACCGTGCGCGGAAATCTGTTACTCGACGGCCTCGATGATCCGCTGGACATCCTTCGCGACAGCTTCAATGGCCTTTTGCGGAGCCTCGTTGATGATGTCGGTCAGGCTGTCGGCCAGCACTTCACCCTTCGTCTTGGCAGGCGGAAGATCGGCGAGCAGGGCGAGGTGGCGCATGGCGCTTTCCGCCGCGATCAGCAGATCGTCTTCCGTCAGATCGCGCCGGTCTTCGGTGAGCATCGCCAGCTTGGCGCGCTTCACGACTTCGGCGATGGATGCCGGGATTTGACCCGCCAGCCGTTCGCCTGTCGCCTCCAGTTTCACGTCGGCGGCAAGGGCGTCACCGGCGTAGTGGGTGATCAGGCGGGTGACGGCTTCCGCGTCCGGTGCGTCGATGGAGATCACCGCGTCGAGGCGACCGGGCCGCAGCAGCGCCTTGTCGATCCGGTCGAGGTGGTTGGTCGTCAGCACGGTCATGATCGCCGAGCCGAGCGGCACGAGGCCGTCGAGCAGGTTGACCAGATCGTTGACCTTCTCCTTGGTGCGGTCGCCGAACCGGTCGATGTCTTCGGCGAAGACGACGCATGGCTGGTAGCGGCGGGCGGTTTCGAGCGCGGCCTTCAGTCCCTGCGCCCGGTCGAGAACGATGAAGGTCCAGCCGTTGTCCTGCGCCACCTTGGCGGCGACGCGGGCGGTGAGCGACTTGCCGCAGCCATACCGGCCTTCAAGCAGGATGCCGCGCTTCAGCGAAATGTTGTTCTTGCGGCACGCTTCGGTGTGCTTCATCGGCGCAAGGATGGCGGTGCGGATAATCGCCTGCGTTGCACGATTGTAGATGGCGTCGGTTTCCTTGACGCCGGAGACGTCGAAGAAGTCCGGCTGTTCCGACAGGTCCAGATCGCCTTCGTCATCGACCTTCAAGGCGATGGCCTTGCCCTTGTAGATGGACGAGGTGTTGACGATCTCGCGGGCGCGGGTGGCGATCTCGACGAGGCGGGCGCGGTCCTTCTTGTTGACCTTGCCGTACATGCGGACGCCGCCAGCGAAGATGGTGACGTTCACCGGATTTACCATGCCGGGAAGCGTCATCTGACCGACCGGAACCTGCACGACGTCGCTCGCCTTGATCCCGGTTTTCACCGTCAGGAACGACGGATCGCGCGGGCCGAACCATGTCATCACCGTCTTCGGCAGCACGACGCCATAGATGTCCTGCATGGCGAGGAAGGCGGCGACGGCGGCGTCCCACGGAAGGCCTTCGATGGTTTCCATCGCGTCGAAAGTTTGCTTGTTCGACTGGTCGATGCGGTGAAGCGTTTCGATGGCGGACTCGATTGGCATCTCGCCCGGCTCGCCTGGCAGAACAATTTTCTTGCCGCGATATTCGATGCCGGTATCCAGCTTCGTCCAGTCGATTTCCTGATCACGGTCGGCGATCACTGGCGTCTTGTGCACGTTCATCTGGTAGCTCCTGTTTGGGCGAGGGTTTTGTGAAATCGTGCCTTTCGCCCCCCTCATGGCGCACGGCATCGCTGTCGCAAAAAGGGTGGTTCCCCTTGCGAAATCGTATGTGTGTAAAACCTGTGGAAAAGTCGTCTTGAGTTGTGGATGATAACCGTTCAGGCGAACGTGGCAAGCCAAAAACCGCCACTGATTCGCCATCGATCGTTAAGCCTTCGGAACGGTTATCGAATTTTTAACGGCGTACATAAATCCGTCATCTATGCGAAATTGCATCGTTGGAAACGGCGCTCATTTTTGCAGTTCGGTAAAAATTACTGGTATGCATTAGGCCACAGTAGGCAACAAAAGCCTACTTCTGGCAACTTTGTAACACATTGAAATCGTTGATGTTCCATTGCATCCGCTGTGATGATCAATTACCGTCTGGTTTAACCACCAACGCCGGGAGCAGACGATATGCACCCTATCCGAGAATACAGGTTGAAGCAGCCGATCCCGCTTAGTCAGTCATCGATCGCTGACCGGATCGGCGTGAGCGCCCAACTGGTTTCGCGTTACGAGACCGGGCAAAAACGCGTGACCGCCGAAAAGGCCGTCATCATCGAGAAGGCGCTCGGCATTCCGCGAGAAGTTCTCAGACCCGACATTTTTGCCACAGACTAAACCGACCTGATCCCGTCCATTTCGGCTGCGCTTCCGCGCACCCTTTGTCGTGTCTGGAACAATCATGCTCAAACTCGCCAGCATCGAACCGACCGAACTGCTTCCCCTTCACGCCCTTCCGCAGCAGTCCTGCAAGTACCCGGTCGAAGAGAACTGGAACGTCGCGGGCCACTTCCTGTTCTGCGCAAAAGCGACACGTCCAGCCGAACGCTATTGCCCGCATCACATGCAGCGCTGCTACCGCGCACCAGAGCAGAAAAGGAAGGGCTGATGGGCAAGCGGTCGAACTTCGCACGCCGGAAGATGGACGCCTACCAGACGCCGCACAAGCCGGTCGTGCCGCTCATCCCGTACCTGCGCCGCGACGGTATCCAGACCTTCGATGAACCCTGCGCCGGGCTCGGCGATCTGATCGATCATCTGCGCTGTTTTGGTTTCGATTGCCTCTACTCCGGCGACATCCAGAACGGTTTCGATGCGCTCGACGTGCCGAAGTTCCGGGCCGACGCCGTGATCACAAACCCGCCCTGGACCCGCCAGCTGATGCACCCGCTGATCTGGCACTTCATGCGCAACGCTCCGATCACATGGCTGCTGTTCGACAGCGACTGGTGCCACACCAAGCAGGCGACAGGGCTTTTGCAGCACTGCACCGACATCGTCAGCGTCGGTCGGCACAAGTGGATTCCGGGCTCCAAGCACAGCGGCAAGGACAACGCTGCATGGCATCGTTTCGTCGCCAGCCATCGCGACGGGCCGCACTTCCATAGTCAATGGCAACCGGTGGCTGCTTCTGAAAACAAGGTCAAATTCGAGGTGCGCGTATGACTCTTCTCATGGGCCTCGATCCTTCCAAGACAGCAACCGGCTGGTCGCTCTTCGACAAGCGCGATCTGGTCGCGTCCGGCACGATCCGCTCTGACGGCGCGCTCGACTTCGCGGGCAAGTTTCACATGCTGCTCGTCGAGTTTCGACCGTCCGTCATCGCCTATGAGCAGGCGATCCGCTCCATCCGCACCTATGGCCGCAAGACGCTGATGCCGGGTGAAGCCGCATGGTCGGGGCCGAACGCGGGGCAAATGATCCTGCTCGAAATCCAGGGCGCGATCCTCGGCCTCTCTAAGGCAATGGATATCCATACCCTGCCAGTGTCGGCCTCGACGTGGCGCTCGGCGATCCTGAAGGACGGCAAGCTGTCGCGCGACGTCGCCAAGCAACGGGCGAAGGAAACGTGCAAGGCGCTCGGTCTGAAGTTCAAGTCGGTGGACGAGGCTGAAGCGATCCTGATCGGCCTATGGGCGTCGCAAACCATGGAAGTCAAATATTGGGGCCAGCAGCGATGACCGACGAGAAGATCACGCCCATTGGCATCGGTTACAAGCAACCGCCAAGCGAAGACGAGGGCCAGTTGCGCATCGTGCGCTATGACGGCTGCAATCACCGTTACCATTGGGTCGGCGGCAAGATGAATGACGCCCATTTCTTCATCCGCGAAGGCGAGACGGAAGTCGAGTGCGGCCTATGCGGCACCAAACTCGACCCGATGTTCGTGCTGCGCCACCTCGCATCCGAAGAAAGCCAGTGGCAGACGAAGCGCCGCGCCTATCAGGACGAGATGAAGCGGCTCAACGAGCGCATGAGAACCAAGTGCCAGCACTGTGAACGGATGACGAGGATCAAACGATGAATGCACTATCGCGTATCGACGCTATCAGCACTCTTCCCTCATTGGTCAAGAAGGCTGCTGATCGACTTGCCAGTGCAGCAACCGCTGCTGAAATCCTCGACGCAAGAGACATGGCTTCCGTTGCATACGACGCCGCGAAGAAGGCCGCGAGGATGGCGAGGGCCAAGCAAGCACACGACGAGATCATCGCGAAAGTGGCGCATGCGCAAGCCGACGCACTGGAGATCGAAGCGACGGCGAAGCGCCGCCTTGCTGACGAATACGATGCGGCGCAAGAGCGCGGCGAGGTGGCGAGTAACGGGCAACGCGGGAAAGCTGTTCCAGATGGGAACGGCTTTTCGCCACCGACCGCCGCCGACATCGGTATCACCCGCAAAGAGGTGCACGACGCCCGCCAAATCCGCGATGCCGAGAAAATCCAGCCGGGCATCGTTCGACGCGTTCTGGACGAGCGGATCGCCAGCGGACAAGAACCCAACCGTGCCGCTCTTCGGGAAGCTGTGATTGAAGTTGCAAGGCGCGGCCAGAACGACACGTCTGGCACGCCGTCGAGGAACCCGCTTTACCAGTTGCCAACAGTGAATGGTGCCGCCTGGACGCACCTATACGGTGCCTGCCGGGCTCTCAGTGAATGGAGCGAGAAGGACGAAAACATGATCGCTGCCCTTCGCGGGATGAAGGAACGGCGCGACGATCAAAAGTTGAACGTCGCCGCTGTCAGAAAATGCGCAGCAACCTTGAACCGTTTCCTTGGGGAGTTGGAAGATGCTCAATGACAAACTGAATACATTCTATCATCTGGTAAACGAGGCTTGCGTTATTCATGGCCTCAATGCGCCGCTTGTTGCAGATGAAATCATCGCAGCGGCATTTCCAGAAACGACTTCGGCGGCTAGAGCCGAAGGTGCAGACACGATGCTTCGCAACGGCGTCATCGCTTTCCTTGCCAAGTTCTTCAAGAAGACCGCTCCGGCAACCGAAAGCAGCGGAAGCCAACTTTCCTTCATGCCGATGATCCCGGAGCCGCTTGCGCCAATAGTGGCGCGACTGAAGGCCGAAGCACACTATGTCGAATCCCTCGCCGAATACATCCCAGTGGCTCTTCTCATAGCCAATCCTGAATGGCTGGACGATGCCCGCAAATACAAGCGGCGCAAAGGTGAAGAGACAATCGCGGAAGCGACAATCCTTGACGAACTTTATGCCGCGATCACGGAAGGTGAGGTGTAGTCGCATGACGATGACCCACTACCACGAGCGCCGGTCGCGCATTTCCGTGAAAGGATAGACCATGCCAAATCCTGTCATCATCGACATTTCGCATCACCAGCCCGACCCTATCGATTGGGGCAAGGTCAAGTCTGGCGGCACGGTCGGCGTGATCCTGAAGGCCACAGAAGGCACCTCTTACACCGATCCGACCTATGCAAGTCGCAAACAGGCGGCGCTCGCCGCTGGCCTGACGGTGTCGTCTTATCACTTCTTCAAGAAGGGCAACCCGACCGGGCAGATGTCCTACTTCCTGAAGGTGGTGAAGCCGGTCGAAGGCGAGCGTGTCGTCATCGATCATGAGACCGACGCCTCGCTCGACGAACTGAAGCAGGCCGTCCAGTGGCTGATGACCAACGCGCCGGAAGTCGAGATCACCATCTATTCCGGGCACACGATCAAGGATCAACTCGGCTCCAAGAAGGACGATCTTCTGGCAGAGAACACCTCGCTCTGGATCGCGCAATACACGTCCGCCGCGTCGCCATCGTGGCCGAAGGGCACATGGCCGACATGGTCGCTCTGGCAATACACGGACAAGGCGTCGGTCTCCGGCATCAGTGGTCCTGTCGATGGCAACAAGTTCAACGGCTCGTCCGCCAACGCTGTGAAGTGGATGGGGCCGGTTGCCTCGCCGCCAGAACCGGAACCCGCGCCGGAGCCGACGCCGGAGCCGGAGGAAAAGCTGGTGACCATCGATCTCGACGTGCCGGAGGGCGTCGATGTTCGTATCCGCGTCAATGGCAAGGACGTGATGTGAGCGCTGGCCGATGCGATACCTTGATCTCTTCTCCGGCATCGGCACGGCGTCGGTCGCCTTCGATCCGCTTGGCTGGCAATGCGTCGGCCATTCGGAGATAGACCGGTTCGCGTCGGCGGTTCTCAGCTATCGATATCCCGACGTCGCCAATTTCGGCGACATCAACCGCTTTGAGGAATGGCCCGATGTCGCAGTTGACCTTGTTTGCGGAGGAAGCCCCTGCCAGGCGTTCTCAATCGCCGGATTGCGCGATGGACTGGCTGACCCGCGCGGCAAGCTCATGCTCACATATCTTGCCGTCGTTCGCCGCTATCGTCCCCGCTGGATCATTTGGGAAAATGTCACCGGAGTCCTGTCACTTCACAGAGGGAAAGCGTTCGAAACGCTTCTCAGAGGGCTGGCGGAATGCGGGTATCATGCGTCATGGCGAGTGCTTGACAGTCAATATGTGCGAGTGGACGGCTACCCTCGTGCCGTGCCCCAACGACGGAACCGTGTCTTCCTTGTCGGACATTCTTCAGACTGGCGATATCCCGCGCAAGTTCTTCTTGAGCCCGAAAGCCTGCGCTGGAGTGCTGCGCCGGGCCGACAAGCGTTCGAAGGTAATCCCGAACGGGATGCGGGCGGCGCTGGAACAGGTAGCGTCCCGGATGTCGCCAACGTCCTGACCAACCGCATGCACAAGGGCGTCAACACGACGATGGACGAGGGCCAGACGATGATCCCCGTCGATGTCGAGGATGTCAGCTATGCCCTGACGTCGGGCATGCACCACAGCGCAAACCGGGTGCCAAGCGAGCAGGGGACTCTGGTGCCGGTCGGTTTCGACAGTAAGCGCCACGGTCATCAGGAAGGCGTCGCGCCAGCCTTGCGCGCCATGGGCCATTCAGGATCGCACGCCAACGCAGGCGGACAGATGGCGGTCGCGCACGGCACCATGATCCGCCGCCTGATGCCGATTGAGTGCGAGCGCCTTCAGGGGCTTCCCGACGACTGGACCAACATACCGTGGCGGGGCCGCGATCACGCGCCGGACGGACCTCGATACAAGGCCATCGGCAACGCATGGGCGGTGCCTGTCGGGCGATGGGTGGCCCGGCGCATCGAAATGGTCGAGGCGTTCAATGCTTGAGAAACTGGTCGAGTTGTCGGATCGGGATTTCGCGCGCCTGCTCGCCGCGATTGGCCGTGCCAGGCTCGCCGACGCCTTCGCCTCGTCGATCGTCGAGGACGAGGAACCCGACCCGATCATGGTCCGGCTGGCGGAAGAATACCGGTCGTCAGGAGGATTCAAGCCGCGCAATGGCAAGCCGCCGAAACCGCCAGATTGGCATGCGCTTTTGACGAAAGATGCCAAGGGCATCATCGAAAAGGGTATGGTGAATGTTCTCATTGCGATGCGTGAAGACCCGGCGATTTCGGGCGTCCTTGGTTACGAGGACAGAATTGGCAAGGTGGTGCTGAAGGGTCGGCTTCCCGACGATTGGGAGCCGGATTTCCAGATGCGTGTGATCGAAGAGCGGGACTTCCTGTCGCTCTATGAATACCTCGTTCGATGCGGCTTCCGGCTGACGAAGGACGAGATGAAGACCGTCATCCGCAAGGTAGCCCGCGAGAATCCGTTATGAGCATCGGCGAAAGCCTTCTCAATCCAGACCAGCAAAAGGCGGTCGAGAACTGCGCCGGGAAACTTCGCGATGGCGAATGGGCGCGGCTGGAGGGACCGGCTGGCACCGGCAAGACGTTCACGGCTGGCAAGGTTCTTCCGCGCATCCCGATCATGGCGCGCGACGTGCTTGGCTGCACCCTGTCGCATACCGCCGCCAAGCAGCTGCGCAACCGCGTCAAGTTCTCGGTGACCACCGTGGCGTCGTCTATGTACAAGCATGTCAAGGTGGACACGACGCAATCCGACATGGCCTTCAAGGCGCTGGAGCGATCCGTGGTCGGCGGCGACATCGACCGGGAAAGCGACCGATACCGCGATCTCTATGACGATGCCGAAGCGCTGATGGATGACGCCTTCGTTCTCAATCCAGAAGGCCGAGTCGCCAGCCTGACGGAAGATCAGCTGCTGATCATCGATGAGCATTCCATGGTGCCGCCAGAGGTTTTGCCGTACCTTCGCGAACACCTTAAATGCCCGTTGCTCTTGCTCGGCGACAGCTTTCAGCTTCCGCCGCCTGGTTACCGTGAAGGCGCTTTCGTGGACGTTCCGATCACTCATGAACTATCGACGATCATGCGTGGCCTTGGCACCAACATCCCTGAGATCGCCATGCGCTTCAGGAAGGGCGCACCGCGCTTCATGGATGGCAAATATGGTGACTTCGGCGTCCACACCCTGAATGCGCCGGACCGGCAATTCTGCCTTCGACAGTCGGCATGGAAGAAGATCGGCGAGCAGTCGGACATCGTTCTCGCGCCGCATCACGCCACTCGCATGCACATTATCAAGAACGTCCGCCATGCGCTCTACGGCTGTGGACTGGATCGCCCGGTCATGCCGGGCGACCGATTCCTTGTGAAGTCGCGCAACGATCTCGGACTGGAAAAATCCACGCTGATGACAGTCGGAAAGCAGCTGGCATTCCCGCCGCCAGACGCCGAACGTCCGCCGTCAGGATATCTGCGCCTCGACATCGTCGATCAGGAGATGCTTGCCGAGTTCTGGCACTCACGCCGGTTCAAGGGCATCGTTGCCGGTCGCACGCCGGAGAAGTTCCCGCCAGAGCCGGTCTACTTCCCGGTGACGATGCTGCAATGGGCGTATCAGTCGAGCAACCAGCGCCACGGCTATGACCGGGCGCTCAACATGGCCCGCAGCAGCGCCGCCCGCTTCAAGCGCAAATATTCGGGCTACATCACGGACGAATGCGGGATGGTGGCGGTCATCGAATATGGATGGGCGGTCACCGTGCATAGCGTTCAGGGAGGTGAATATGACCGAGTCTTTCTCTTCTACCCCGGATGGGGCGCACTCCCAACCGGGCACGAAGCTCGACGCCTCGTCTACACCGGAATCACCCGCGCCAAACGCAATATATGGCTTTTACGAACGCCCGGCTGTTTCGATTAAAGGAACCGAAATGCTCAAACAGATGACCCGCCGCGAGATCAACCTAGAACCGGGATGCGAGGTTGAGATTTGCCGCGCCGTCGAGGATGCGATCCTTGAAAACCGGTTGCCGGTCTATGTGAAGGCCGGGATGCTGGTCGAGGGGCTGGAGGCGGATACGCTGGTGGCGGACGACGGCGAGTACCGCACCGGTCGCGCCGTCCGGCTGTTGCCCATCGACGTCCAGCGCATGAAACACATCATGGGCGAGACCTGCATGTTCGTGAAATGGGACAAGAAGCAGAAGGACTATGTGCCAGCGGCGACGCCCATCGATATCGCCTATCTGATGCTGGCGCGGATCGGACACTGGCCGTTCCCGGAAGTCACCAACATCGTCGCTTCTCAGACGCTGACGAAGCAGGGCGACATCGTCAACGAGATCGGCGTGCACCGGCAATCGCGGCTGCTGCTCGCCAAGCTTCCGCTGTTGCCGTCAACGGTCGTGTCCGGCGAGAAGGCCGATGCGATCGAGGCGATGGACGTCTTGAACGGGCTGCTCGCCGAGTTCGAATTTGTCGGCGAGGAAAGCCGGTCGGTGGCGCTGTCGATGCTGCTGACACCGGTCTGCCGTGGCATCATTCCAATGGCTCCGATGCACGCTGTCACCGCGCCGACGCCGGGATCGGGAAAGAGCTACCTGTCGCGGCTCGCCAGCCTGATCGCCACCGGAGCGCCATGCCCGGTCATTCCGCCAGCCCGCGACGAAGACGAACTGGAGAAGCGGCTGACGGCGGCAATGCTGGCAGGCACATCGATCATCTCGCTCGACAACGTCACCGGGCGGCTCGGCTCGTCGCTGTTGTGCCAGGCGCTGACGGAACCGGTCATCGACGTGCGCCCGCTCGGCACATCCAGCCTATCGACCATCGAACAGCGGGTGACATGGTTCGCCAACGGCAACAATCTGGCGATCATCGACGACCTGACACGCCGGACATTGCTGGCGAAGGTGGACCGCAACGAAGAGAACCCGGAAGAGCATGACTATCGCCAGCGCCCGGACAAGGCGGTACTGGCGGATCGTGGCCGCTATGTGCATGCGGCGCTTTCGGTGGTCGGCAACTATCTCAAGAGCAAGGGGAAGGTGCGGCTACCGCCGCTGGTTTCTTATGAACACTGGTCGAAATCGGTGAGGGAAGCGCTGGTCTGGCTTGGATATGAGGATCCAGTTCTGTCGATGCGCAACGTCAAGGAAAACGACCCGGAAAGGAACAAGCGGGAAGCTGTCTTTGCCAACTGGCCGGAAGCGGCACTCGGAGTCACCAACAACGTCAATCTTCTTACGGTTGCGGACCTGATCGAAGCGCCGGGCAAGTCATCGGGCGATCTACAGGGATGGAACGACGCCCTGAAGCAGGTGGCCGGGAACAACAAGGGCGAGATCGACAAGATGCTTTTGGGCAAGTGGTTGGGCAAGCAGAAGGACCGGGTGTGCGGGGGAAGAAAACTGGTGAGCCAGATGGACAGCCATCGAAAGATTTTGAAGTGGGGCTGCATCGTGGTCGAGGGCGGAACACTGCTGTAAAAGCCTTCCCCGCACCCCCGCAGATCGGATTCAGTCTTTCTATACACTTAACCCTTCGGGTAACCCCTTTAGCGGGTAAAAGCGGGTATAGTCTCTATAGTCGTGTGAAAAATAGTGCTGCATTGCACAATCGTATTGCGTTGCAGCGTTATTTTATAATGGGGTGAGTCAACCTATACCCGCGAAACCACGCACCCCCGCAAATCGCATCTTTCCCGAAATCGTCTTGTCGCTTCGAACCTTTTGGGTAAAGATCGCCTGTTCCAAAAAACAGGAGAACAAAAATGCAGGAGTTATTCAGCATCCTTCGCGACTGCTGCTTCGAGTTCCGCAAGGGGCCAGAGGTTACAACCAAAAGGATCGGCATCGTCGAGGTGACGGAAGTCTTCGCCATGCCGCACGTCGATGAAGCGTCGCCTGCCCTGGCACAGGTTGATTGCCACTATCTCATCATCGGCGTCGATCCAGAGCGTGCGGTGTGCGCCCGTTCCACACTTGTTCCGATCCTCGACCAGCATGCCGACTTCCTTCGCACCGGACCGAGTTACATCACAGTCGCCAACGAGTTCCAGATGGAGCAGGGCACGGCGTTCCAGCTGATGGCGCTCGGCGAAGTTCTCGGCTTATGGGATGTCATCACGCCAGCCCGGCTGAGGATCGAAGGGGAAGACGCCGAACAGATCGCAGGGAACGGCGGCATCTGGATTTCCACCTACCGCAATGTGAAGGAGCAGGCGGCATGACCATCACCATCCCGGAACACGTCACCAGCATCAACACCGACCGGCTCCAGATGCCACGGCTCGCCAAGCCAGCGATCTTCCCGCACAAGCAGGGCAAGTTCGTCATGGTCCGCAAGGCCGGTGAGGATGTCACCCGTCTCGGCCTGATGCTCGGCGAGATGCCCATCTCGGTCATGGCGCTTCAGGAGCCGAACGAGCAGGACACCGTTCGTCTCGTCCCTGCCATGCACAACCCCTGCATCTACGTCTTCGACACCTGCCAGCTGGTCTATGGCATCGAAAGCTGGTGGGGCGAGATCGAGACCGAAGGTCAGCTGCGCCAGATCACTGACGGTGACATCGACAACGTCTGGTACGTGAAAGCGCTGAAGCAGCTTCAGGACGAGAAGGGCGATGTCCAATGAACGAACGCAGGATCACCATCACCCTGATCGATGGCAGGAAGAACATACGCTGGTTTGCCACGCTGTTCGGCATCGTCTTCTCGGTATGCGGCCCGATCATGCTCGGCGTCCTGCTCGACAGCACCGCCATGCAGTGGGTCGGCTTCCTGTTCGGGATGCTCTGCATCGTCGCCATCATCTATCGCGATAGCCGCAGCCACACCTTCGACAATGTCGAGGCTGCAAAGCGCCGCCTGGATGAATGGGAGGAAGGCAAATGATCACCAAGCCTGCACTGGATGCGCTGCTGGCGGAAGTCGCATCATCCGACCGGCCACAGGATGCCGCCATGCTGATCATCGGCATGATGTGCGGCCAGATCACCAAGGCGACGGGCAATAGCGAATACATTGCCCTGATGCGACACATGGTCCAGATCGCCGACAAGGAGAAACCCGGTTACCAGCCGGTGCACTCGATCATCGACGAGATGACCGCCTTCCTCAGAACCAAGTACATCGAAAACATGGAGCAGACATCATGAACGACGTAAAAGCCGAAGCGGACCTCACCCGCGACCTCGCATCGAAGCTGGCCTCGCCATCGGGATTGGGGGGTAGTGTCGTCACCCGGCCACCAGCCTTCAAGGCCACCGGCAAGGGCGGCACCATCGACCACCTCGACAGTTCGCTCCAGAAGCTGTTCACCGCCTATCAGGACATGCGCGGGCTGGCTGACAGTCTGGTCGGCAAGGAGACGGAAAAGGGCCAGTTGAGCCTGACGTTCGAAAAGGGTGAAGGGGCTCTGATCGGGCAAGTGCATCTGGCGGCACAGGACGTCGAGAACTTGGCGCTGGCTGTCAGTCAGGAAGTGGCCCGTATCCGGGCCGGTTTATAAGCGATGTCCGATGGCATGTTGCAGCCAAGGATCGAGGGAATGCGGCCATCGTGGACGGCGATGGCACCGGTCACGGATTTCTGGCAGAATGGAGGTGCTGATTGACGAGCCTGATCTGCTTCCAATCTGTGAACACGCGCACTGGCCGGGAAAAATCGCCCGGCCATTTTTTTTGCGCGGTCCAAACCGGGCTTCAAAATTTTTTTTCAAAAGCGACCGGGGTAGGGGGGGTCACCCGTTTGCTACCACTTTCGCAACCGGATGCAACCGCTCGACGCCCATCGATGCAACCTGATAGGCCAAACCGCCATATTTGCCCGGTGACGCGCGTTTGCGTCGGGATGTCCGATCATACCGGACACCCCCATGAATCGCGTCGTTGCCCGGTTCCCATGGCGCGCGTGCGCATTGCCGCGATTTTCCGCGCGCCCTGGATTCCGTCATTCGTGCATGATCGAAAGCGCATAGCCGATAGGGCATGACTCGCCCCAATCCAGCGCATAGAGTTCGGCGATACGGTCGCGCACAATTGCCGCCTCTGGATCGGTAAACAGACGCGCGCCGCCAATGCCGGTAACGATGCTTTCCGGGCTATCCTCAAAGTGGAACATGAGCCCGGCTCGACATAGCCGTTGGACCCATAGCATCCCTTCAAACCGGTTTTTGATTGGTTCTCTGAGATTGTCGGGCAAGGTCATGGTCTACGCTCCAGTTGTTTGGAGATAGCCGCGCTTTGCGCCTTCAGGCTTGCCAGACGTTCGGCATAGAGCGGATGCGACCAGACACGGTCTAGCGCCTCTTGAATGTCGCGGACGGCAAGCGGCTTTGATGACGAAAGCGCGATGGCGCACAAGTCGCGGTCATAGCGCTTGCCGATCAATTCGAAATACCCGCGCGCGAACGCTTCCAAGTCGTCACCCGCTAGGATGTCGGATTGCATGCGGGTATCCGTCCACAGCATGCGTTCAAGCGCTTCCAAGTCGTCGGAAACGCGTTCAAGATTGCTGATCAAAAGCCAATGCTTTCCAAGCGAATCGTCGATGTCGGCAATCTGCAAGCCGTCCAGATATGTGAAGCCGGTAACCGGTTCGCTTTCGTCGCCATAGGTTTTCGACACGTCGCCATGCGTTCGCGACGCTTGAAACTCTCTGAATGTCGTCATGGTTTTCCCTTTCTTGGATGAACTCAGCAAACGGCAAAACCGGCCTTGAAGGCCGGTTTGCAGTTGGTGAATGCATCACGCGTGAAAGGTCGCCAAATCGGATTTGACCGCATCCGTAAGCCAATCGGCCTTTGCCAGAATGTCGCGCACTTGGAACGATGTCAGGCAATCCGTGTAATAGCCTTCGTTCAATTCATGCGCGCCTAATAGCCATGTTTCCCCATAGTAATCGATATCCTCTTGTGTGAGATCATGCCCGGCATTGGAGTTGGTTATCCAAAGCACATAGGGCGTATCGGGAATGACCCTTTCCCATGCTGTGCACCCGCCGCCTGTATGCGTGAGATCGAATCCAGCGGCATGGAATAGCTTTCCATCTTCCGTCGCTATTGCAGCGTCACGCATGGCGTCAAACCATGTCCAGAATTTATCAGACATCGCCATCACCATAGGCCGACGGGATTCGCTTGCCGGTATGGCTGCAAGTCAAGTCGTCGTCTTCATAGTTGATGTCGCATCCGACCACTCGCCAGCCATCGTTTGAGCGATGGGCAATCGAGTCCAGAACGTCGCGCAAGTTGTCACGAACGGCTTCAAACGAAAGCGCTTCGCCATCGCTGGCGATGAAATAGAGCGGATAACCACCAACGTCCGAACATGCGCCCGCGCGCAAGGTCGCCTTTAGTTCATGGGTGGTTTCGATCCGCTGGAAATGACCGCGATAAACTGGACGAATCGGCTTTAACAAATGCCACTCGTGAGGGCGCGTGTCATACAAGCCGTTATCACTGGACGCGACGAAAAAATGATCTTTCATGACAAACCCCTATCAGGCGACGTTGTGGAAAATGGAACCGTCAAGGCGGACGGTCCGGCAATCGAATAGGCACTCTTTCGCGCCACGGATGGAATTGGCGGCATGCCCGGCAAAGTAGGAACCGTTGCGCTTGTGCGTTGCGGCTTCCAGCCTGTAGCGCCTTGCCCATGCCAGATCGTTGACGACGCGCGAAAGGGTCGAGCGATCCGCAATGATCGATGGCTGAATGTGCAAACCACTATCGCGACCATTGGCGAAAAGATGAACCGTCCAGTATGTGCCGCCATGGTGCACCATTTCGGATTGCGCGACCCTTCCCGCGCGACGGTTTGAGCGGATGTAACGGAAAAGGGTTTTCCAGTCGTTGCGGTTCATCGTGCGAGACTCCAGCGGCGCATTACGCGCAAGTTGTAACGGTATGGGGCGGATTCCAGTTCGCGCTTTAATGGCGCATATTCCGCCTCAGTCGCGGCTTTCGTGGTCGCGTACCAATCGCGCGAACATGACGAATGTTGCCCCATATGGGCGTAGCATCCAACGTCGCCATTGCGTTCAACCTGATCAGGGAAAACCGCGACGACTTCGCCACGATCCATGCGGAAGATAACGCGCGTTTCCGGTTCCTTGCCCGGCTGTGGCCCGTAGAAGCCGGAACCGTCGCGCGTGGCGACCGCTTGCCCCAATCGGCGAATGGTCGCTAGGCGGGAATACTTAGGCGCATTGGCATAGGCCAAATCGCTTAGGCGGGTGACTTCCTGAGACCAGAACCGCAAAGCGTCCTTAACCTCAGCCGGGAAATGGTCGCGAACACATCCGCTGATCAATGCGCCATGGTCGCCATAAGCATCCAAGGCAACGGCGGCTTTCGCCTTGTGCATGCGCGATGCACTGCAAGCCAAAACGAAAAAGGTTTGCGAGTTGGTGAATTTGGGATTGTCCAGAACGGCTTTCATGGTCGCCTCACTTGCCGAACGCGTTGACGCGCAATGCGCCAATAATGACGGTTTGGAAGTCGCCAGCCTTGCGCGCGACCGTGGCGCGACCGTCGCGGAAAATCCGCAAAATCGACTGATCAGGGAACGTATATTCCCGCATATGTTGATTGACGTTGCGACGCTTTGCCGACGCATCGACATTAAACGCGGATGCGTTGCGGATGCGGTGGTACTCAGTTTCAGCTTGCATTTGCCTTGCTCCAGTTCGCCAATGGGGAAAACCCATGGAACGCGTTGTTCATGGGTTTTATATAGATGCAAATTTGAATGATAGCAAGCGGGAATTTACCGATTAGGTACGAATAAGTTTCCCCATGATCGTACCTGTAGCGCTTGGCACGATTGCGCGCCCTAGCGTTCTCAGCGCGCGTTCTTCGCTGAATTGGTAGCGTGGTAGCAAGGCATAGCTCCAGATGAATGCCCTGCCATCGTCGTCAATCTGGCGACCCATTGGGAACCGGCGAACGTCGTTGACATCCGCCAAACCCAAATCAGGCACGTGAGCCCATTTGTCATGGCGACCGTCTATCGATTGCTTGAAGGCCTGATAGATGCGATTCGTCATGGCGTAGCATCCCAATGTTCAAACATTTCCGACGCGATGGCGACCATATCCGCCCATCGTCCAGACTCGTTCTCGACTGGCAAGCCGCGCGAAAGCCGCTCCAGTTCAAGCGGTGAAAATTCCCTTTCGGCAAGGAAAGCCGTCATGGGAACCGTTTGCATTTCGCCAGCTGGCGAGCGCAAAAGGAAATATCGAGTCGTCATGAGTGCATCCGTTTTCATGCGTGTATTTCCCCATCGTCGCCAACGTACAAATCGACGTTGCCGAATGCCCGCGCTTGTTGGTCGAGAATGCTTGCCGCCGGTTCGGGCCAGTCGCCATCCCAAAAACCGGCACCATGGCCGCAACGCGTGAGCCAAAAATCATGACCGGCCATGGAAGCCTCACGCGCGCCAATCGATCCATCCATGTCATTCGCCAATGGCGCGTCGTCGCAATGGATGTGTTCCGAATTGGCCTGATAGAACATGGCGCAATCTTCCAGCATGGAAGCGCGCAACGCGTCGGAAAGGTCCGATTCGTCATGGTCGCGGTCAAGCGGTTCGTCGTCGTCGCCATTGGACGACCACAGCGCGCAACCAACGTAAGAGCGGTAGAAATGCCATTCGGACGAACCGGGCTTTGCCATCGCGGTTTTTACAGTCTGGATATCCATTTCAAACCCTCACGTTTTCGGGATAGTAAACCTTGCCGCGACGTTCATAGACCGCGCGGATTTGCGGATAATCCGCAAGGATGGAGTCGGCATTGTCGAAACGTTGCACCAATGCCTCACGCGTGATTCCGCCTTTGTTGGCAAGAATGATTGCGACAAGCGACTCAACGGTGGCGGTCTCTTTCGCCAGCTTGAAACCGGCAAGCCATGACGGGCCATGCGTGTTCCTGAGACCGTGCAAAAGTGAGCCCGGTCGTGAGTCGTCATAATTGCCGCGCGCATAGAAAAGCCGCGCGTTGTACCAATAGGTTTCGTTAAGAACCGTTTTCCACTTGCGCCCGTATTCAGCGGCGAACGCGCGCAACGCTTCCATTTCTTCCGTGGTCAAGGTGCGATATTTCGACATGACAAGTCCCTTCGTTATCTGCACTGTTTATGGTGCAAATTTGAACGATAGTCAATTGGGTAAATTTGAATAATTATGCTATTTCGCCCATCGTTCGGCATTTGCTTTACGGTTCACATAGGCGTGAAAATAGCGCCCTCTGGAGCCGTTCGCGTTCGCGGGCTTGCGGTATTTGTGCGCATCCGCAAACCCTAGCAGGCGTTCAACCTGATCAGATGACAAGCGATGGAAGTCGTCATTCAAGGCAATCCCGCATTGGCGCAAGATGTCATAGGCGGTTACGCGATCCATCGTCACTTATCCTTCCAAGCGTTGCATGCCCGGCTGGACCTGTAGACATCCATTCCGGCCATCGCATATTCGGCGATAAGGCGCTTCCGTTCGGCGGCAAATTCGCGATATGTCGCAAAGTCCGACTCGCTCAGTTCATCGACCGTTTCGAGTCCATCTGGACCCTTCCAATTGAGATAAACGGTCGCCATCACAGTTCGACTCCGCATTCATAGGCGACGTCGGAAAGCAGATACTCGACTGCAAACCGGATCGCGAATTGCGCGGCATATGCGCCGTTGTCGTCATTGCGGTACATCTCGAAAGTGAAGCGCTTCCGTTGCGCGCAAGCGACCAGAATTTGCGTAAAGGTGATTTCACCGTCGCGGTCTGCAAAGTCGGAAGGCGATTGCCCGGAATTGTCGAGATAGTCGGCAATTGCCGCCGCGACGTCGCCACGGTAACGGTTGAACATATCCAGCACGTCGGATGTGTAGATAAGATCATTCCACCAACCGGTATCAGTCCCATGCGCCGCATCGACGAAAGCCGCTTTCGTGCTTTCCTTAGTGCGACGCTTGGCGGGATAAGCGCCTTCCGTGGCGGATGCGAGAACCGTTTTACGGATGTATGCTTTGAGACGTACGGTCATTTGCCTTGCTCCAGATGTGTTCGTTTGTTGCCACATACATAGATGCAAGTTTGAACCATTGCAAGCGCTATTATTCAGGATTGGCGGAATATGGGTTTCTATCAGTCAAAGGAATGGCGACGGCTTAGAGCCCGGCATTTGCGGCACAATCCGACGTGCGCTATAAGGAAGTGCACGGCGAAAGCCGTGCACGTTGACCATATAGTAACAGTGCGGAATGCGCCGAACCGTGCGCTAGACCCTTCCAATCTTCA